AATATCCTTATATCCAAGTTCTTTTTGGCATACAGGACAGTTACGTTTATGTGGTTTAGTATCCAGAGTATCCAAGTGACTTTAGATGCTGGATTACCTTGTCATCGATTTGCTTTCTAGACAAGTTACCTGACTGTATAAGCTCAGCTCTTTTCTCATCTGCTTGCTCTCTAAAATACAACATCTTATTGAGTTCCGCTTCAGAGATTCCATCTCTCATTCTTGAGCGCTTAAACTTCATCAAATCTGATTCCGCTTCAAAAGCTCTTTGAGATGACCCACCAAAATCTTTAGGATTTAACGCTGTATAGTCCCCCTTAAGTAGTGCTTTGTATGGGTCTTCAGTAGTAGCTCCTGTAAGATTAGATGCGCTCATATTAGCTGTTACAGCATTAAACTGCTTAACAGGTTGTCCTGCTTGCAGATACTTAGCTTGTGGCATAGGCGCTGAAACCTGAGCTTGTGACTGCGGAGACATACCCACCATAGATGTCTGAGATTGCGCCTGAACTGGGTCAGGGTCTACTCTGTTGAATAATAAATCTGATAGATTAGATAACATAATTATATTTTTTTATTCTTTTTTATTGTAACTAATTCACATATATCCATAAAATAGTCTTGAGAATATTGTTGTTTCATAAAGTTTAAGTCTTTATGGATAATTTGTATATTACCCTTAATATAACCCTTTGAGCTATCTATTCTATCTATCGAAGCTGGATGTTTAAGCCCGAAAGGATTAAAAGATATATCCATATCAGACAATGCGCATTTAAAATCATTTTCAACAATTAAATTATACACATCCTCCATTGTAATGGAAAATTCCAAACCTCTTACTTCTGCACTGAGTTTAACTTTATTGAACCAGGTTATTGGCATATCATTATAATACCCCCTGTGGCAATTATTTGTATCTCTATTAGAACACTTCTTGCAAACTTTTTTTAATCTAAGTGATTCTTTGGCATAAGAAAGTCTTAGGTAGTTTTGTACATCGCCACATTTAGGGCAAGGTTTATAATACCTTTTATCAATCTTACAAATTCCATCTGGGATTAACTGCCCTTTACCCATTTTTTAGATTTAGATGCTGTTTTAGCTGGATTCCATTTGGTAACATTGCTCCAATATGCGGCACTCATTTTACCCTTCGCAATGTTCTTTGCGTGACGAGATTTAAACGCCTCACGTTGACCTGCAGTTTGGTTAGTCTTAACCCCTGCCTGACCAAAGCGAATAAGTTTAACGCGGTCTCCCTCCTTTGCTAGGACAATATGAGACTTACCACCCTGAGTACTTCTCTTAGGCTTGTTTACGCCTGATAGACCGTACTTCTCTAACTTGTTCTTGATAGAATCGTTAATCATTTCTTCTTAGCTGTTTTAGCCGCTTGCTTAAACTGTTTAGCTGTAGGCGCACCCTTAGCTCCAGGAGCTCTCATTTTTTCTCCAGAACCAGCTTCAATTCGTTTCCGCTTAGCGTGAATATTAGCGTATAACCCATTTTTCATATTACTTAAAAGTTAAGCGGTATAATGTTTGCTCCGTTAATGCTTTAATCTCGTCTAAGATGTTTAATAAGGCAGTGTTACCCATTACTAACATTCTAGCTTCTCCTGATACATAGTCTTTAAATGAAGACATAAATGTCATTGGAGCGTCCATTGTGTATGGCTTCACTTCCATATCACAACCTAGCATAATACGACCATAGCATCCTTGGTAAGACTCAATGAATTTATCCATTAAAGGATTGAATTCCTCATAAAAATCTCCTAGTGCATCGTGTTCTGCAAAAGAAGAAGTTTGCCAATGGAAAACTTTTGCCTGCGCAGATGCTTCTAACATCTCGCATAACAACTCTTCTTGAGGTGACTCACCTGATTCGTTCTCCCCTTCTGGCATTGAGTAGTCACTCATTAATTTACCAAAGGCTTGTTTCTGAACGGTAGCCTTTTGAATATCTAATAGACTCATATTATTTCTTCTTTTTCGACGCAATATACTTAAAATAATTCACTTGTTTTTCACGTTTTTCTATACCTGCCTTAGTCTTAGCAGTTCCTAGGTTGCGTCCAGTTGTTTTGGAGACTAACTTGTAGCCTCCTGATGTCTTCTTTATCATCTTATTTTATCGACTTTAAGTACAAATCTTCTGTGTCGTAAGCCTCTTTTGTTGACATTCCGTAATCAATTAATCCATCAATTACTTGGCGCGCCTTTGTAGCGTCCTTTTCAAACATATACTTTAACAAATTAGCCTTACCCTCAACTCCTTTTGTATGGAAAAGAATCTTAACTTCGTTGGCTATGTCACTCTTAATAAATGCTCTGTCATATTCAGCATTATCAATATTCTTAGCTCTTGCATCAATTCTACTCATAATTAAATCATTCTCCCAATACCCTTCCTCTTTTGCCATTTTATCCACATTGGTGAAGAAGTTTTTAGGGTCAGCCTTGTATAAGTCTTTTAACTGAGTGTCAATCTTTCTTTCGGTATCATTAAATCTCAAGCTTTCTTCTCTAGACATCTTATACAACACATCATTGCTTCTAATCTCTGCCTTCTCAGCATCAGTATAAGTTGCGAATTTCTTAGTTAACGATTTAAGTAATTTGCCACCACTTTCAGATACCGAGTATTCCCCTTTCTGTGCTTGAGATTTAGCAGGTACAATTAAATTTGCAACATCAGATAACAAGCTGTAAGCTAATCCAACCCAAGGAGTTGTGCTTGGAGATGTAATCAATGTCTCTGCCATAGCTTGTAATTTAGCAGGAGATACTTGATTTTCGGATGTGTTATTAGCCATAGACATTGCAATTGCCTTATAGAAGTAAGGTATTGATTTGTCGTCTTGACCTCTCATATATGGAGATACATCAGCATCCTTTGCCTTCTCGATATCTCTGTTTCTGAAAGCATCAAATCCCATAAATCCTTTTATAGCAATATTAGCTAATGTGTGTTTTGCTAATATTTGAGCACCACTTTTCTTTAAATCTTCGATAGACGTTACATTAGGAACGATTCCAAATAAAGCGTGATTAAGCAACTCAATTGTTCTATCAATTGTTCCGCCAACTGTGTAATCCTTTTGTTTGTCTCCTCGTAAATATCTCATAGACATCTCAGCCGCTTCTCTTGAAACCCCAAGCAATGGTATTAACTGCGGGTTATTTTTTATGTCAGCTGTAACAAAGATTGGATTCCCTTTATCATCCTTCATTTTAGTATCAAATGAGAACATAAATGAGTACAAGTCTTTTCTGTATTCATCAAGTTCATCATAAGCATCTCCCATTAATGCCATAATAGCCAGAGTCCCCAAGAACTTACCAATGACAAGTTGAGAAGCTTTATTTGCAAATTTAGCTGGATTGTCACTAATATACTCAAGTGCCACCCCCGATGCCTGAATAGCCGAGTTAAGATATGCAATATTAAGATTTGGCACGTCAGTTCCTCTTTGAGCAAAGTCTGTATAAGCTCTAGATTGTGCCGCAGCAATCTCTTGAATCTTTAACATATCTGAGCTACTAGGATTTGCTCCATTGTTATCCTCGTTAAACTTGTTAATAAGGTTATTCTTAGCTTGGTCATACGCCGCTAGACGCATCGCAATCTCAGTCCCCTCATTCATCTTAGAATTAAATGCCTTAAACTTACTCTTAATCCATTGACCTTTGCTATTCTTTTCCCCTTCGTATAAAGATAGCTCGATAGTTCTTTGTCTCTGTTCTTTCATCGTAGACATTCTATCCATAGCCCCACCTGCCGCAATATACTCTGCAAGCAAATTGTCCACAAGCTCAGTGTTTCTACCAAACAGATTAGCAAACTTGATGGTACGAGCGATAGCTCTAGCCCCAGCTACGTACACGTTTGATTTAATCGGGCTTCCTTGTGTCCAAATATCTGTAAAGAATACTTGTTGTTGTAAGTCCATAGGGATATTGCCAATCCAGAAGAACGGGTTATTTCTTGTAGCAAAACCTGTTAAGATTCTATTAGCATAGTCAGTTGTATCATAGTAAGCACTTTTGTCTTTCCACTTAATGTTGTTCCCTTCAATTTGGTTGAACATTTCTTTCTCCATCTGGAAATAGTTAACAATGCCATCTTTCTTGTATGGGACATTAACGAATCCTTCATCTGCATCCGCTACAGATAGTTCTTTTCCATTAGAACGAATGTCGCCATTCTTATCTCTTAAGTATTTCGCAGGTTTAATGAATTCGACTTTTCTGCCTTCTTTGTCAATGATTGACTGCTCTCTACCGTTTTCATCTACTTTAATATTTTCGTCAAAAATAGCTTCGCGCAATTTGTTCTTAGCTATAGCTCTTGCAGTTCCAATAAAGCTCTCAGCTAGCAATAGTCTAGCATCTTGTTCTAGGTAGTTTTCGGCACCCTCTTTAGATAAAGATGACCAACCTTTAATAGACGTAACGCCATTAAGCATAATTACGCTACTATCTTGCTCGCCATAAAGTCTTTCAAGAGTTTTTCTGTAAGCATAGAAGTCATCCTTATAAGTATCAGCTACCTCTTTAGAAATTAATCCAGCATCTCTAAGTTTGATTACTTGAGCATTATTGACCTTCCTAAACAATTCAGCACGAGCTCTAAGCATATTGTACTCAGACTCTCCAAGTTCAGCTCTTAAGCCATCTAAGAACGATTGCGCTGTTTGTGATGTAGCTGGTATACCGTTCTTCGTCTTACCGTGCATTTTAACAGGCACATTCTTTCTAGCTTGCATAGCTATTGACCTAGCCTCAATAGCGGAAGGTAATCTTCTATTTTCTTTAGAAAAATCAAGAGTTAATTTCTCTATTTCATCTTGATATTTTTGCTCCGTGTTCTTATCAATCTGTAAGATACGCAAGTTAAATATCATAGAGTTTAATGCTCTTTCTCCTTCTGCTTCTAGCCCATTACCAAAGATGTCATTGTAGTGCTTAGAAAGTTCTTGCCCAGCCGCGTACGCAACACCATTAAGTGTCCTTAATCTAGCTTTAGCTAAGCTTTCTTCTGTACTAGCTACATCAAGCTTTCTTCTTGCAAAGAATCTACTATCATATTGAAGAGCGATGTACTTCATCTTCTCAGCCCAGAACCCTGCAGCTTTAGTCAATAAGCCTTTTTTCTCTTTATCGTATCCTTCGTTGTATTCATCAACAACCTTGCTTTTCTGATTTAATTTAGAACCTTCTGGAATAGATAAGTCTGGGTTATCAGTTGGTAGCGATGGAGCTAATGGGTCATAAGATGCTTGAGCTACAATGTCTTCTGCCTTCTCTTTAGTTAGATTAAATGGTGCACCCATTAGCGCATCAACAATCTCTGACTTAGAGTAATTCTTTAGATTTTCTCTTACAAACTGAATACGCTTATCATCGCGGCTAATGTCTGAGAATTGAATTGTTTCTCCTGCATTATTCTTAAAAGAGAAGTTATCTACGAACGCTTGGCTTCCAAATGGAGCTCTTTCAACATTCTTAGCTAATACTAATGACCCTACTTGAATAACTTCATCTGCACCTAATAATGCTTCTCCAGTTGATTTGTCATAAAAGAAACTATGTCTGAATGGATTCATTCCAACCTGTACCCATTGAGGGTCATTAATTAGTTGCTCAGCTCTCTTGTGAACAGATTCTGGGCTTTCATTTGCCCACTCCCCAAACATACGGGCAATAGTATTTTTATCATTCTTTATTGCTATACCAATACCGCCTTTTGCGCTTGTTTTAAATTGGACATTTTTTAATACAGCAGTTTGACCATAAGCTAATACTTTACCCTCTTTTAACTGGTCGTGAATAGAAACAACCCAAGTGTCGTAATCTTCGTAAGCGGGTATATCTAACCGTGTAGCAACTTTATCGCCATCATTAAATGAGCGATTTACTCCTACTATTCCACCTCTCCCTAATTTACCATTATCTAACGCAGAAATAACGTCTTTTAACGTAGGTAATTTAGGCACCTGCAAGAATGGCTTTATTGGTTGATTAGACCTTACAACATCAACATATCCATCTAAAGTAATGTTTCCATCTAATAGGTTCTTTGCAGCCTCTTGTACTAATGGATTTCTTACTTGTCTTTGGCTTACTTTGTTCTTTTTCTTCCAATCTTCTCTCTCCTGCATAGTCATCCCTGCTTCTGCTACTGTAGTCTCAGGGGAATATGTGCGGTCGATGTCAGAAAGCTGAGCCTCGATATCGCCTCCTACATAAATTGATGCAGCCAACTGTAATGAAGTCTTTTTCTCATATGGCTTTGGATTGCCAAATTTATCTAGATAAACTTTACCTGATTTACTTTCGCCACTTTCAATAGGTAGGATTAGGTCATCAACTTTGTATGCCGCATCTAATTTAAAAGGATTCTCTCCATAAAACTTAGCGTTAAACAATGGATGAGCAACTCCTTTGTCTTGTATAGAAACATAGTTTGATTCAGGCGACGTCTCAAATCCACTAACTGCTAATCCCCAAATTCCTTCATTAAAGAACTTATCAACAATATCTTTATTGCCGATTTGCTTAATGATACTTTCTGCATTTACCCCAAATTCGTCATAAAGAGATTTTGCTATAAATTTCTTAGGCGATACCGAGACGAATCCTTTTTCATTCTTAGTATCTACTCTAGAACTTTTAGTAACAAATCCAGCTACAAGATTATTAGTCAAAGCTTTTCTTGCTTTGAAACTTGCAGGTGTAGATGCGCTAGATAACTTGTATCCTAGTTCGTCTATCATTACACCTATAGATTCTGTTGAACTAAAGTCTGTATTTTTGAATTTCTTAACAAAAGCGTCATACGCTTCAGTGCCGAAAGCAAGCTGCAAAGCTTTAATATCTTCGCCAAAAAACTCTTTTTTAAATGCAGGGTCTGATGTTATGTTTTTAGGCAACTGGGTTATTGCATCAAGAATATATCTCAATGAATAAGAGTTTGACATTATGGAGTCAGGCGATTGCGTAGCTACAATTGTAACACCCTTTCCCTCTCCAAAAACTTTGTTTCTTAGCTTGTCGTGAGTCTTAACTTTAGACTCTAGTGTTGTGGCAAATCCGACGTTCCCTTCAATATTCTTCGTTAAAGACATATACTCAGGACCACCATACAAGAATATTTCTTTGCCAGATATAAGCTTTAGATTGCCAACTTTAGTCGGGTCCGAATTAATAAACACAACCTTACCTCCGTAGCTATCATAGATGTCTTTAAGAGACCTGATTGGCAAATCAGATACGCCTTCTTCTTTGTACACATTGACTACAGGTTTATCTGTAACCTTAGCTCTTTCAATCTCCGATTGCTGAATACCTCCTCCGTAAATAGCGCTATTCTCGCTTTCGGTATTAATATCTGACGCAACCGCGAACTTTGATACATTACTAGAGCCAACAATTTCGGAAATATCTTTACCTGCGTTTAATACATCAGATATCTGAGTAGCTAATTTTGTCAAAGCAACTTGGTCTGAATCTTTTAATATTGGATTCAATCCTATTGCCTTAGCAATCTTGTTAATAAAGTCAATGACAGACTGCTTAAAGCTAGGCTTGACTTGATTAAGGTCTAACTTTCCACTAGAAACACGAGCGATTAATTCGGCAACCAATTCGTCATTACGAGTAAATTCGTCGCCATACGCCTTAGTATTGCGTATCTGTTGCAATATTTTATTAACTTCTGGATTAGTCTTAGCTTCCTCTTTTGCCGCAGCTACTAATTGCTTATATAACTTAGGCTCTGTATTGCGAATGATATTAATAATAGGGTGAGTTCCTTCGTGGAAGATAATAGTTTTACCCCACTCAGTTGGAAGTACACTTTCGTTAATAACGATTACTCCCTTGTTATTAAGGAACATTCCCTGAGACGCCTCTTTGTCATACTTTGCGCGTATAGCATTTGAGTCTAATATCTCTACATTAATTCCAGCAGTATATAAAGATGCTGCTAAGTTAGCTACAGCTTGTCTATTCTGAGTAGCTTGTTCGCTTTCTTGTTCTGCTAATTTAGCTCGAATTTCTTTTACTCTTCTGTCGTACTCTTGTTGAGCAATTGAAGGTGCTTGTTCAATAGGCTTACCCTCTGTTGTAGTGGTAGTTTGTCCAGACTCTCCTGTAGTCTCTGGAGCTGTTGCTGCTTGTCTTGCGGCGTCATCTGCTGCGGCTGCAAGCTGGTCTCTTGTTGCATCATTGAATAGTTTTTTTATTTTATATTTAGCATCAATTAACATCGCGCGCGTACCTTTAATTACACGCGTTTGCCCTTTGTCGTTATCTAATTTAATAGACACAGCATTCCCCTCTTCGTCGTAAGTAATTGCCTTGAAAGGGTTCTGGCTCTTGTTAGTAAATTTCTTTCCATCAATGGTTACAGAGAAATCATCTCCAATCTCCATCTCTTGCGGAATGATATCAAACTCATCAATAGACTTGTTACCAATATCATTAATATTCCCAAACTCATAAACGCGGTTAGGGCTTTCAAACACAACTACACCATTACGTTGCTTGTATATCTCGCCTGTCTCACCCCTATATGTAAATGGAATCAATTCATCCACTGCATCGCGCATAGTTCTACCTGTGATTTTTTCTTCTTCAGGTTGTTCTATAACAGGCTGTGTTGCAACTGGCTCAGTAGCTTGAGTTGGCTCAACTTGAGCTTCAGTAGTTGGAGCCACAGGAGTTTCTCTCTCCGCATCTTCTAAGGATAAATTTTCATCGCTCGCGCTTACTCTATCCTGTAATCCTGATAGCTTTAATGACTGACCATTAGGAGAGATTTCCAAAACTTTTGCAGATTTATTACCATAGAATACAGTATCTCCCTCGTTAAAAGCAAATATGTTGGCATAACCTCTTCTTAATGTCTCTGCATCAGCTACATTTCCATCTACAATGTTCTTAGATATCTCTTTAGCATAGTTAATTACACGAAGACCTTTATTGAAAGACTTCTTGTTTGCCTCAAACTTAGCCTTAAAGTTAAGTTGCTGTGCTGGGTCTTGATTGACATTCCCTCCTTGTTGACCAATTCTTTCTAGGTCTTCAATAGATACGAGTCTACTGTTGTCTGTTAAGGATTGTACAGCAAATAATGGGTTGTTCATAGCTTCCTGAACAGCCATTTGATTATCGTTATATGCCTTTACAATAGAGTTAGGGATATTTCCTTGGATAGCTTTTTCTCCGTTCTCATTTTCAATAACAGATACATAGTTTCTGAAAGGCTCAGGAACATCTTTAGCTTGCTCGAAAGACATCGGAGAGACTTCGTCGTTGTCAACGTCATTCTTAATTTGGTCTTCTGTAGGCAACTCAAGCGGAGTCATAATCTCAGCTAGATTGCGAGCTATCTTAGCTGACTCCTGTGGAATAATACGTTCGGTATTGTCGTATAATAAGTATCTTGAATAAGAGTTTATATCTGAGTTTTGCTCAAACTTAGAAACGTTGCTCGCTATCTTATCAACATTCTTTAATGCATTGTTATAGGAATTGTTATCTAACTTACCGTTAGAGTTAGCCTTAGTTAACCCTGTTTTAATTGTTTCAACAGACTTAGCTAACGCCTCTTTACCTTGGGAGTCATAAGCGTTCTGTAGTGTAGAATAAATAGATGGATTAAATGACTGAGAGTCAACAAACATTCCTCCCATTTGACCTGTTAAACCGCCATAAAACGAAGCATCTAATGCGCCAAGTAATGTCTTAGATTTAAATGATGGAGAAAGCTCCGCCTTGCCTGTCTCGGGATTAAATGTATTAAATACCCCTTCTTCGTCTTTAGCGTCATACAACTCCAACTTAGCGTTAGGGTTGTCCTCTTTACGCTTTCTTTCGTAGTAATCAAATAAATCCTGCTCAGCGCCATCAATATATGTTTGTGCAAATTCTTCGGCTGCTTCAGGAAGAAATCCTTTAACAAAACCTTGCTTTAAGTTCTCAAGTGAGAATGACTTAGCGTACTTCTTTGCAACCTCCTGGAATGCTTCTTTAGATATTAGTGCGCCGCTAATATCCTTAATAGCTTCTTTTGATAAAGTCTTGCCAAGACCTTTTGATATTAGCTTGTCAACACCTATATTTTTTTCAATTACAGTTTCAACCAATGCGCCTACTGCAGACTCATTAAAAGCTTTGTCATCTGAAAATCCTTTAGCCTTAGCCTCCTCGTATCTTGATTCTAGGTTTTTAGAGTATAATGCCATTCCTCCAATTCCAGGAATAGCACCAACAACCATCTGGGTTATACCATCTGCAAGTTGATAGCCAATATTTTCGGCATCGCCATTAGTTACATACCCTTTGCCAACTAATTCCGTTATACTTGATGTACCCTTTGCTAGTTTTTGTTTTTCGTATGTAATTAGTTGGTCAGCCCCTTTTAATGCATTCTTTTCAGATAAACGAGATATTTCCTCCATCTGCTTACCTGCTTTTTCACCACCAACTGCTTCTGCAATTAATGACATAGAAGGTGCGCCACTATGAGTCATAGCAGACTTAGAGGCACTTCTAAGAAATCCTTTTGCAGTAATAGGGACTAAGTCAATTAAATTCTTGGCTACACCAATAGTGCCACTATATAGATTCTCGTACCAAGCGTCGTCGTTGTGAGCACCATCCGTAGAATTTTCTGCCCCAGATAATTCCGTATCGACTTTTTTTTTAAATAAATTAATATCAGACTTGCTCAATCCAGAAATATCAACTGGAACTACGCTATCCCCAAATTGAAGTCCAAATCCATTACCTTTTTTACTTTCGATTAACTGGTTAGTATCAAAAGAAACAGGCGTGACCATATTTGTCTCTTCGTCCAATATTCCGTATCCATTTCCACGAGAACTTTTTATTAATCTATTCTTAGCCATATTATGGGTTTTGTATTATATTAAAATTCGTTTACTGGAATTGCCCCACCAGGTGAAGGAAGTTTTGTATTAGAAGGATTTGCTGGCTTAGGAGCCGCACTTATTATATTATTTTGTCTTGTTGGTAAGTTATATAATGTGCCTATAGCCTTTCTTACCATTGCTTTTTGTTTAGAAGGAATTCCAGCGCCAACATTTATTTCCTGAGCAAGCTCTGTATTAAATTCTTCTAAGTTAGAAACTTTTCTCCATTTAAACCCTGCTCTTCTGTCGTTTTTGTCGACATTTGCTGTTATTTGATTTCTTCCGTTTTGCCAAGCCTCAACCCAAGTCCCGCCATTTTCATCTCTAGCGATAGATTTAATTACTCCTTGTTGACCATTTACATTAAGGCTAATATCTTTGCCAATAGGGTATTTTGTAAGATTAACAGGCTTTCCTGTAGAACTTCCTGGAAATGACACTTTAGTGAAATCCTTAAAAGGGTCATATAACATCTCTACCTCTTCTTGCTGAGCCTTTGCATTTGTGTAAGCTGCCTGAGCCCAACTTGCTGCGGCAGATGCTGCTTTTGCATTTAAGTCAGCTTTTTGTTCTTTTTCTGCATATTTAGCTTTAACTCCAAGAATATCCGCTTGAGCTTCTTCTGTTTCAATTGCTGAAGCAGATTTAACCTGTTGTGATTTAGCTAACATTGGAACTTTAGTAGTATAATATTCTACCAACTGCTTATCTGTTAGGTTTTCTCCGTAAAAATTAGCTTGACGCCGCATTGCTGCCAATACCTCTGGGTTAGATGCTTTTATTTGAGCTACAGTTTGGTCAGCATAATCGACCGTAGAAGTTGTGCCATCAGCATTCTTAATTGTAACTGGAGCAGGAGGGAATACATTGCCTTCTGCGTCTGAAGTCCAACCTACAGGTAATTCTCCTTGCACTCTAACTAAATTGCCTTTGCTATCTTTAACATCTTTAGAAAAGGGTTTATAAGGATTAGCTGACGTAAATGCTTTAATGTACATTTTAGTAGCATCCAAGCTCTTGGTATAAGTATCAGCTAAAGCAGCTTGTAAGTCACGAGGATTCTTAATCAAGTTCTCGTCAGACATCTTTGCAGACAATTCCTTATAGAATGTCTCAAAGCTTGTTAAGTTCTCCTTGTTAGCTAAACCCATCTGAAGCATTCTTTCATACTCCTTAGCCCCTAAATCATATCCTGTCTTAAGGTCTTTAATATCAGACACAGCTTGACGAATTTCGCCCATCTTACTGTAGTCAAGTTTACCGTTAGATAAGATAGCAGAACTTGCGTGACCTAACAGGGCATTAGCTTTAGATGTAATGCTTTTTTGACCATAAATATTGAGGTCTTTCTTAAGCGCTTCTATATTTGCAAAAGCATTCTCAGCAAGAGCATAATCTCTTTGCTGTTGCTGAATCACTTGCGCAAATATGTTTCCCATTGCAGAACCTGTCTGCTGGAAATCCTCCTTAATACTTTCCGCTGGGTTATAAACGAATCCTGCCATAATTAATTACCAGTTGAGAACCATTGTTTATTGATTGGGTCCCAAGAATTTTGAGAATCAAAAGATTGTTGTGCTGTCATTGTAGGTGTACCCATTTTAAATCCACCTAAAGATGGGAATGAAATGTTTTGCCCTGTAGCCCCTGTCAATGGATTACCTAATAAAGCTGAAACTGCTGGATTACTCTTAATAGATTGGTCAGCATTTATTTTATACAGACTTGTTAAGTTTTGCATCTGTCTAGCCTGATTACCCATTTGCATCATACCTGAACCAATACCAGATGCAATGCCTCCAATACCAGACCAGATTGCGCTCTTCGCTTCTTGTAATGCGGCTGCCTTAGCTTGTTCTCCTTCAAATAAACTTTGATTAAGATTCATCTCTCCCTCAAGTTTATTCTGAGTAATTCCCATAATGTTAGCTTGTTTGTTAGCTAATGATTGGAATTCTAAACCTCTCTCTCTGGCAGATGCTGCAGCTGTCTGACCTAATGCTGCAAATTGCTGCTGTTGTGCCATATTCTGTAAAGCCATTTGCTCTTGAGCAGAACGCGCACTAATAGTATTTTGTGCTTGATTTTCTCCTTGTTGAGCTAATAATGCTGCAGTCATAATATCAGTACCGCTACCAGCTCCACGTTGTGCGGCAGCTAATGCGTTAGCAGATGTTTGCGCTGCTTGGTCTCTAGCAATTTGCTCTCCAGCTCCACGCGATTGACCTGACGCCATACGCTTAGCTAAATCAGCTTGTTGCTCTACTTTTGTATAACGAGAAATATCTCCTTGGTAAGTTGCTGCTCCTTTTGCTTGAGAAAGTAAATCTCCGTAGCCAGCATTGAATGCACTTCTTTGTTGCCCCGCATAAGTACGCTGAGCCTCAAGTTGTCTTTCAGCTTCGCTTTTCTTACCAAATGCTCCTACAAGACCAATTAATCCGCCTGCTGCACTTGCAGCCATTCCCCAGGGAGTTAATTTAGTTAAATCCATTTTGTGTTATTGTTATGAGTGTCCTGATACTGCTTGTATTTCTATATCTAAGGAGTTCAACCTCATATTCTGAGTTTTATCCTTTAAAGATACAACAAAATTATTTAGATAGCCAATTATGTAGTTTCCTTCTATTAAGCCACCAGTTGAGTTGCTATCCCTTAATACGTGTGCGTATAGTCTATTATCTTCTGCGATAAAGTTTGTTTCGTTTATTGCGCTTGCTTGACCATTCTCGTTTGTAATAGCAATAGATAATAAAGATGCCTTAACTCCGTTAGCTTGGCTGTAGTCCATAACGTTCATATCGTGCGATACAGACACGTTCATAGGCATTATAGGCAATCTACTGTTCAATGTAAAAGTAATTGTAGAATCGACAGCTGCTGCGCCTAAGAATGCGTTATATCCTGACTGTAATGAAAGGTAAACAACACCATCCTTTACTAACACCATTTTATCTCCGTAGCTTTCTGCGTAGTCAGCTTTAAATAAATATTCTGATTTCCATCTCTTTTCTGTATCTGAGTATCCAATAGAATTCGTGTCAGAACCAATCGAAACAAAGCACATATTGTAGAATGGGTCAAAAGCAAACTTTGCATCTCCTGACTTAGTCAAGAAATGGGAGCGCATAAAGTTGTCGCTTACAAGCTCAATGCCTTGCTCGTTATACTTAATGACCTTCTTGTTGTAGTTATCCCACCACCAAACGTTTCCTTTGTAGTTAAACACCGACTGCTTCTCTTGCAATCCATAATTGTAACCTAAGTTACGGATAGTGCCTATTACATTAGATGAAATAGATAATATGCTCTGATTGTTACTCTGAGTTAATTCTTGCTCACCTAGTAGCACATATGCTGTTTCGTTCTTGCATAAAGCAAGTAACATATTGCCAGTTCCTTGTAAACGAGAAACTCTTTGCAAAGACATAATCTCCCCATTCTCTATAGGTACATCGTCGCTATCTAAGGCAAAGAATGAGCTAAGGTTATTAATCTTAGTTCCTGCTACATAATTACCTCCATAACGAATTGTGTTCTTTCTCCCTGTAGGATTAAGATTCTTAGATATGAGTACAGCGGGCTTACCTGCTGAAGTGTTCCAGAATGGGTTAGCTGTTGCTGTAGACGATGCGCGAATAACAAGTTTGCTAGTCGTTCCTGATACAATAGAATTTGCGTTATAAGTAGTTGATACAACAGGTTTTATTCTGTCTCCGTTTAACGTCACAATCATTCCATTAGAGTAGCTTGGAATCTTTTGGAAGCTAACTTGAGACGCCTGTACGTCACCAGATGTGTACAACTGAAGTGTAAGCTTAACATAAAACTTGTCGTTAGCTGTTATATCAGGCAATCCACTTAAAGTAAGCTCTTGCAATGCCAAGGAGTCTGTAACTAATCCGCTTTCATTCTCTGTAAGAGTAGCTGAATGGATAATAAATACGCTTCCGAATGTAGCTTCAGTCCCATAAGTATTAGTCACGTTGTCGTAAGGGATACGGTACACTTGAGCATTTAAGCTCCAGTTCATCTCAGCTAAAGAAGTTGGTGTTAACTTCTGGAATGTTTGCGTTACTCTTGTATAGTAGTTAATACTAAGCTTGTTGCCAGACTCTTGGTCTGCTGCATCATAATACCCTGAGATGCGGATATATTGACCAGTTGAGCTACTAGCTCCTGTGCTGTCAATTAATACTGCCTCATCGGTGTTTGTTCCAAATGAAGTCAACAAAGGAATTACGGTTACGTCACTTGGACTTCCAGGTCCTACTGTTGACGATTGCATTGTCTCTGATAAAACAGAATTAACAACCGTTACAGCATCCTCAGCATAGGCTTTAGGGCTAGACTTAGATGTGTTGTAAATAAATGGAGCCGTAGAATAAACAGGCAAGTCAATCTTAGAGAAGACCATATCTCCAATAAGCTTGTTTGTGTTTAATGTACCTGCGCCAGAAACGTCAATAGGAGTAGATGCTGTCCAAGACGTAATATCCATTAAGCTTCCATACTCATAGAATAACAATGACTCGTCTTCTGAAACCTGCTTAGGAGTATAAATCTCAAAGTACAAGTTCTTTGCGTTAGGTACAATAGAGTTAACCATTGTGCCTTTATCGTACTTACAATATAAAAAGTTGTCGTTCTGACTATCTATTTTAAAATCAAACAATCCATTAGGAGTGTTGATTGAAATCCTGTCATCAGCTGAGAAGTTATAAATATATCCAGCTCTAAACATTCCCATCAAGTCAACGACCATAAACTTAACGTTCTTTAGCTGGTCTGCTGTAATTGACTGAGATATAGTTGTAATCTCTGTAATAGCCTTTGTCGTAGCATCTGTTGTGAAAGATGATAACTCAAAGAATATATTACTTGCAAATCCTTCGTAGATATACGACTTAGAAATGTTCTTAGTATATACTAACTGTGCATACTTTGCCCAGCTAGGCTTTACCCAACCTGCATTCAATCCAACTCTAATTGTAGGAAGGATAGGATATGCAAATTTACCTGTCTTGAACTTAACATACTTCTCAACGCCGCGCGTCTTCATAGCTTCGTCATAGTAAGCTAGTCCAACGCCATATGTTGAATCGTTGGCAAAAGGCTTATAGTATGCAGTAGAAGTAGATTCTCGGCTACTAATACCAGCCTCTGCTAAGTTGCTAGAAGTTAAATATGTTCCGTAAGTTCCTGATGTCGTAGACGGCTGATAGTCGTTTCCTGATACCTCAGAAATTGTAAAGTCTAAGTTAGCTGAAGACACATCATAGTCGTCAACAATGTTTGCTAAGAAAACTCTGTTCTTTGCAATCTCGATATGTTTAGCACTTACAGGTACCGAATCAAATGGTTTTCCTGTTACTACAATGTCTAAGCTCTCATAGATTTGACCTGTCCAACTTAATCCTGTATCGGTGCCAATCTTAGCTGTGTCAATACGTCTCCAAATACCCGCGTTACCTATTCTAGTGTATAGCTCAAAGTATTCCGCGTTAGCAGGCGCTCCTGTAAATGAATAAGCAAAAGTATAACTAGATACTCCATCAGCTCCTTTGTACATCTGAGAATAAGAGCCTAATGCTGAATATTCTCCTGAGCGATATTGGTATCTACCAGCAAACTGAAAGTCTTTAGTCTCTAAGAATTCAATACCTGAATCAGGAGTTCCTTGATTCTTTTCAACAGTAAACACATTATTAGGTGTGCGCTTAGCTAACTTTAAATCTTCAACAGCAGGAGTTACCGCTGTAGACCATCCATCTAAAGAAAATAGCAAAGGTGTTCCAGTTGCGTGATAGTTCCAAACAATATTACTGTCTAGTACCTTTAAGTCGGGCGAAAAGTCTGTAGATACGCTATGTGTGTAGCTAAGGATAAGCGTTTTAGAATCTAGTGTTGTAGAGATTCTATAAATATATGCTGTAGTTGAATCTTTCGTCAACACATATATTTGATTGTCAGCCGCTTGGTGAGTCTCTTTAACAGTATGAGTAGAAAAGTTAATTCCAGCCGCAGTAATAGACTCAAGCATCTTTATTGCTCCAGCACCACCTGTCTTACCTGAATCAAAGATTATATTAGTTGCTGCCGTATAATCGCCTTCAGGCAATAAATTAGGGTCAACATCTTTATTTAATCCGCCTGTAGCTTTTAAAGATACTTTAGCCATTATGTTAATTAGTTTTTAAGTGCGCCGTGAATACCGTTTCTGATGAGTGCAATCATTTCTGCGTAATCCATTGCATTCATTCTAGCTCTAAAAATTCTACGAGCATTTAGGTAATCTTGTTGCGCTAATTGATACTCTCCTAATCTTGCTTTTTCAGCCTTTGCTGCCATCATTACAATGTACTTACTTATTACGTCAGTAGCGTATGGCGTTACTACGTTAGCTGTAGAACGAGAAACTGCTGAGGTGATGTAAGTTAATGTAACTTCAATCAAATCCATTGTGTTGCTGAACACTAGCTCCGAATTAACAGTGTCAATATCGTAGGTCATTAAAGGATTTCTTTGACGACCATAGAAGCGACCAATCAACTCACCTCTGGAGTTCATAGTTGCACCACCGCTAATTAAGTTATAATTAAATTCAGCATCGTAATTAACTGATTGCTCTGCAGGATAAGGAATCTTATTGCCCTCTGAATCACGATTGTATAGTTTATTTAAGTTTCTAACTCGCTCTAAGGGTAAAAGCCGCTCACCGTGCTTTCCAGATACATCCACAACATCAACACAGTCAGCAGGCAAAATGGCGCGACGATAATCAGTAACACTAAGAACAACAGTCTTAACGTTGCCAATATCAAAGTCCATAGATAATTCATCTAAGCAACGTAGTCCGTGGTGTAGGTATCTTGTATAATAATGCAAAGGTAAGCCGCTATCTAATAGCGTGTCTCTTACAATAACATCTAAACTCTTAGTCTTCATTATTGTTGTTGTTTACTAGCAAGCTCCGCTTGAGATACTCGCCCGTTACTAATTGTCTGCAATACATCGTCAATAACAGCTGACTCTACTTCTGGTGAGATTGGAAGCAAATCCGTGTCTCCTATTTGACTAAAGTCCATAACTAATAAGTTAACTACGACAGATGTAACTGTTCCGTTAGCTGTTAGCGTAATGTTCTTTGTAAAATAAACTCTTTTCCCTTGTACATAATAGCCTACCTTACCTTCTAAGTAGCTTAAGTTGGCTCCCTGAAAAACAAGAACATCTTGAGCGGGGATAGGAATATAAGGAGTCATTGCTCCTGTAGCCGCTGCAATAGACCAGATTCCCATATCCATAGGTAATGTTAATGGAATGGCAGGTAATGTGATGTAAGAGCGATTGTTTCCTGTTTCTGCCGTTACTGGACAAGTGTACTCAAGTAAGTTACACTTAGGTACGTCAATCATCCCCGCCTTAAATGAGTCTGCTACCTGCAGCTTAAGCACCTTGTTGATGCTCTGGTTAATAAGTAACTTAACCTCTCTTAAGTCAATTACATCAGAAGGATTATCTTTGTCAAGAAAGCGAGCGTACAACCTCTGTATCTGCTCGGCTAATATGTTTTTAGTAGTCATAATTATCTTTCGTCAGAACGTTGGTTAGCATCTTTCATAGCTTCAGCAGATGCAATATCTCCATCTTTTAATGAGATTCCTAAGTACATTAATGCTCTTGTCATAATGTCCGTGAAATATCTATCATCGATATCAATATCAATGCTACCCGTTGGATTATATGTAATGTTACCTGAGCTAGTAGTGTAATTATAGAAAGCTTTAGCAGGCTTTCTCATATAAACTAAGGTATAGTCATAAGTGCCGCCTACTCCAGGTACAGGTACAAATTGAATCTTAGGCACGTTTACCGACGACTCTTCCACAACAAATATTGTTGCTGCAGGGTAATCAATAGTTGGACCTAATATAGAGCTGTTTTGAATCTCTAAGAACTCGTCCCAGTTGTATATAGTTCCTTCTTTTGTGCTACCACCTGTAGTTAAGTAGATAGTCAAAGCCTCCACGTAATCAGTAGTGGATAAACTTTGTGTTCCAGTAGATGGAGTGACAGTAAAGGCTTTCTTCTTAACAAACAGGTGGTCGTAATCAAACTTTCCTGTCTGCTTATACTTATAGATAACAGCGCTCATCCAGTCAGATACGCCACGATTAATCGCAATGTCAATATCTCCTGGACTTACAAACCCGCCTTTGTTCTTCTTTATGATGGAACGAATGAAGTCGTGCGCATCCTTTATTAAAATTGCCATTATATGATAATGTTATATTTAAACCAAAGTTATGAAATTTTATCTATAAAAGACAATGCCCTGGCTCATAGAACCAAGGCATTAGTATAAAAGACCTATATGAAAAACTACTCGCTATCTTCTTAATTTAGAAACGATTTCCCCTAGGGCATCCATTACATTAGTCTCGAGTTCCAACTTTGACTCAACAGGAATCTCTGCAATCGCGTCCAGTATCTCTAAAAGAGTCTTTGTCTTAGAGTCCTGTATCCCAAGAAATTTAATGTGCTCCATCTCTCTCTCGCTGATTGCGTCAGATGGTATCATAAACTGAATCATATCTTATTGTTTGGTTGGGTAAATATACCTATAAATTTATCTTAGTCCCAATCATACCCAAATAACTTTGTGGAATAATTGGATTGGTATTGAATCCCGTCTTTAGAGCGAAGTTAAACTTAAAGCGCTTAGTAAGCGCAATGTCGAAAGATGCGCCTGTAAGGAACACTATGTCATCTGATGTAACAAACTTCTGTTGTGCAGTCAGGTATCCTGTTGAACTTCCTGATAGATACACATCTGGCGAAATAGTCAGTCTCTTACTCACCTTAACGGGAATAGTGTAGAATAGCATAACGTTATTACTTATGTTGAGACCCGCATCTGCGCCAGCAACACTAAGCGTATAGTTGGCTCCTGAGACGCCATATTTCCCCAAAGGTTGGATATGTGCAGCGGTAACAAATCCAAGCGTTGTGCCCCCTAAATAGACGCCTGTGATACCAAAGTTGGAGATGGATTGCATCTTGCCTGACTCAAAGTTCATTAAGGTATATCTACCTGATAGAGCAAACTGGTCAAACGAAGACCATACCATAGAAGATATGCCCCAAGAAGAGTTTCCCATAAGAGAACTTTGACTCATCCCTACGCTTGCGATAATAGAAATGACATCACTTGATGGAGCCACCGTAAAGTCCGAGCTATAAATAATCGGATTCGCCACAGCGTTCGATTTCTTGGACTCGCTTTTCTTTTCTGATTTAGATTCTTTCTTGCTTTCACTTTTTGATTCGGATTTAGATTCTGACTTTGATTCTGAGCTAGAGGAATTACCCTCACTTTGTGACGAGTTACTGCTTGAATTACCCTCACTTTGTGCAGCAGGTGTTGCACTAGAGGATGGAGCGGGTGCACTAACAGCAGCAGAGGCAGCGGCACTAGCTGCTGCAGATGTGGCAGAACTTGTAGCTTGACTTGTAGCAGCCGATGTTGCTGCTGCTACTGCTTGTGATACAGCGTTAGATACTGTTTGCTGTACAGCAACGGTAGCTTGCGGGCAAGGGAAGTTAACCGTTAGGTCATTAATCCACGCTTGTAGTGCACCTGTAGTAATATCGTTTGCCGTTACCACTCTGTACTGTCCTCTATAAACTACTGTGGTTTTTCCGTTGGCTAGTGGTACTGTGACAACAGTTACTTTGCCAGAGCAAGGGTCTACGAATGTCTGAGTTAATACTTGCGCGTTAACCCAGAATGATATCAGAATAAATAAGGTTACGCCTAGCCATTTCACTTGAATATCTTCTTCTTAATCATTCGAACGATAATCTTAGCCGCAGCATTCTCTAATGCTTTCTTGGTAGTCGTACCGATAGTAGACTGATTGAACTTAACCTCTGCGAAGTTGCCGTCATTCATTAACGTAGCCTCGCGCGTAGTTTTAGCTTCTCCTAATCCTGAACCTGTAAAGAACTCTCCAGTCTCTGCATTGACGAATTTTACCTGTAAACCTAATCGCGTGACTACAGTTTGTTTTGTGTCTCCTTTGATAGAAATAGACTCGTCTTCGCTAATAGAGAAGTCGTAGCATTCGATGTAAACAAAGTACTGAGCAAGTTTAATCTTACCTCTGCCGTCTAGTTTGTTTTCTGAGATACCAGCTTGTGAGGCTTGGAACTGCTTTACCATCCTGTTCTTAATCTCCGCTTTGTCTTCTGTAAAAGTAAAACGGTTAGTTTCCTCTAGGAACTCGATAACAATGTTGGTAACTCCAAGCCCCACACGCTTGTCTTTAAGCTCAGGATAAGCCGCATAGACTTCCTCATTGATGCCTAAAGATAATAGCTGAATAGGAATCTTTGGACCTTCGTAGTCCATTAACGAATCGATATTAATCTTCTTCTCAAACGAGGCTGTATAAGCTTCTGTCTTAACAGAGGCTACCTGCGCGCTTGTCGCAAATGTTGTCAATAATAGAGACAGGAATAATATTTTCTTCATAAGGCTATAACCTGAAATGTTTAATACAAATTAAAGGCTATAGCCTTATAAGTAACGTTAAGTGTCTTTTACAATAATTTACATATTTGTAAACCGTAGTTTGCATTACTAATGCAAACCCTATTATCGAAACTTGCATCGTTTACAAGTTTTGCGGTTTGGATTTTCATCATTTTCCTCCCCATATTGGTTTGGATTTTTATCATTATCGGTAGTCTTAATACTTGAATCGACGATAATTTAAACTATCGTTGATACTGACGATACCTTAACTTCCGAGTTTGGCATCATTTTGTAACAGATTTTGGCAAATTTTGTTACAGAACTCGGATAGCTTCCGAATTGTGCATTAAAATTTGGAAAAATTCATGCAATCTGCACAATAGGATGCCTAGATTCTGCACAATAATGTATAATATATTAGCCATTTTGTATCTATTTGCGTATAAAAGTGCAATATATTATACTTTTATACGCAAATAGATATACTTGTCGGACTTATCCATCATTAAGTGCAATTAAAAGCACTAATGTTGGCATATTACCACTTAGGTTCTTCTTGCAAAGCTTCTTTCTCAGTCTTCTTCTTAGGTGCCGCTGGCTTCTCTACAACCCGCTCAACAACTCTTGTGCCGCCTGTAGGTGCCGCTGGAGCCGCCGCTGCCTGATTGATATTAATTACAGGAGCTGGAGCTGATACAGTTGTAGCTGGTTCAGCAGCTTTCTCTTCTTCGCCTGTTAATTGCTTAGTCACAAATCCACCCACTGCAATAGCGACTGTACTTGCTAGTCCAATAAGGATACTTTTCAATGAGCCATTGCCCTCTTGTTCTTCTGCCATTTTAATTAATGATTAAAGGTTTTTTAATTGTTACTCCCGAAACATCTGTTAATGTAAGGTCATATAACCCACGGGCGATTGTATCCAACTGGATACTCTTTATTGTGGCTACAGACGTTGCTGTAAAGCCAACTGTTTTAAAAGGTTCGGTTTTTCCGAACTTGTATATCTGAACAGAGTACTTGGCTCCTACTACTGTATTTGCCACAATAGTTGCCTGCCTGCCCTCTACTAATAGGCTAGTAATATCTGTGTTGTTAGGATTTACACCAAGGCTTGTTTCCTTTTCTAACACTTCAATGTCGTGGCAAGCTGCCAGCGCCACTATCAACAACAATGCTACTATCTTCTTCATTTAACTTAAAAGTTATTTATTCCCGTTAATTTTATAACCTCTAGGTTTAAATTAATCCCTAGCTGGTATCCTGTCTTAGATGCCGCATCCATATTAGGAGACACGCGAATCACTGAGTTAATGTCAGCACCATTATTTATTGTCTCAAACTTTAACTTAAACGGAGTCAACTCTCCCGTCACAGGATTCTTTAACTCTTTGTCTAAGGCTCCAAATACGACCTTACCATCCTTGTTTTGGATGAAGGTGTACCAAGTATTAGGCAGCTCGTTTAACAGCGCTACAAATTTAACTTTTGTTGGGTCATAAACGAACTCAAATTGGAGAGCTGCAACACTGCTTGACTTAGTATCTACTTTAACAGGTATTTCAAAGCTATTAGTTGTCACAGTTTTTCCAAGAATTGTGACATCAATAGATGGGATATACTGCGGTGTATTGATTAATAAGTTGGCTGTCTGCGTCATAGCTAGATTCTTTTTAAGACTAGGTACTGCGTTAGTAGCAATCGTGTTATTAATGACAACCTGAGAGCTGTGACTTCTGTTGATATCTCCTGGGATAACGAACTTAAGCTTAAGCGGTAAATTAGCCCCAATACTCGTCGTCTTGAAGCGAACGTAGTTGTTTGATACATTCTTCCAGTTGGCAGCAGAAAGCCCGTTAAAATCAGCTTCTGTGAACGTAGGCACACTAGCATACATATCTGTTCCTGCAGCATAATTGCTAGGCATTACAAACAGATTATCTACCCCCGTTACCTGCGCGTACAACTTAACTAAATCACCTCCGTCGAATACGTGGTTATTGTTTACGTCTGCTGCATAGTATCCAGCTCCTGTGATAATGTTTTGATTCTTAAACGTACCATCTAGGTTCTGTGTAACGAATTCTGCCTGAGCAGTTGTGTAGTCTGATACAGATACTGCTGCAGATTGCAAGTCCTTTATCGAATCCATATTAAATAAGGTTCGAACGTGGTAAACTGTGTTGGGCTTGAATCGATTCTGGTCAACAGGAATCGTTCCATCAGATAAAGCGTCTACTAGGTAGGTTGTGTTAGCAGCACTATCTGTAAAAGCAATACGATGAAGCGATAGGGCGTCCACATTTGCGTTGTAATCGATTGTTGGACTCACATACTTAGTAGCGGTAGGGTCTAGCATAATAACGCTTGTAAGAGGTGTTGTCATTAGCGTAGAGCCTGCAGTTCCGTTTTGATTAAATGCTGCCGCAAAGTTCATTGCAATAGGATTCCAAGCGTAGCCAGGAGCGTCAGTCTTTAGCTTAAACTTCAATACCAATAACCTGTCGGTTCCTAATCCACCTTGAGCGATTGACCAGTTAAGGTACACGCGAAGGATTGATTTAGGTCCTCCTTGTGTGTAGTTGTATTGGCAGTAATTGTAGTTGGTATTACCGTTGTCAGTTGTATTCTGCGTTGTCTTGTAGTAGCTGTAACCTGGATAGTCTTGGTAGCTCATTGTGATTTGTGAGCCGTAAGGGATAATGCCTCCGTTGCCGCCTGTGCCTGTGTGATTAACAGACATTAATTGGAAGGCTGTGTTCTGATATTCGAAGTCAAAGTATAGCGCGCGAGTGGATGTATTCCCATTGCCATCCGCCATCACCGTTACAATGAACTCATCGCCCTTGTTGATTACGGTGCCGTTAACGTTGGTGTTTGTGTTTGCATTTTGCAAACTTAACTTAACTGTCTGAGCGTAAGAATGTCCAGTTAATGCACAAATAAACTGGACAATTAGAAGCAATTTTTTCATTACAAGAGCTTAGTGATTAAGGTGTTACAAGACTTTTTTAGAGCACTACTTAGGTTGGTTTGATTAAACTTTCCGCCCTCGTCAATTAGTAGCATAGCCATTGAAACTTCTTCAGCTTGCTCTTCAACGATAACGGTCTTTTTAACCTTGCCATCCTGTATCAATTTACCTCTCATTCTAATGACTACAGCTTCCTTATTGTTATGGAATACTGATAGGTTAGACTGAGTCTTAAGTACGTCTAAATAAAGAATCTCTACCTTAATCTGAGTTGGTGCGTCATCGGAGACATCGTGTCCTGCTTCTTGTAAGAACTCCTCTAACATATTCTTCACACCAAACTCTAAGTTTCTATTGCCAGCAAGAGCGCCAATCTGTACATTATTCTGTACAGATGCTACAGTTATTTCCTGTGTAGGCATTGTTCGCTTATGTACAATGTTCACGTTTGCGTGAACTTGATATATTTGTGAACAAAACAACAATATGCTTAGCAATAGTCTCATAATTACCCCTGTCCCCGCGACTTCTTAGAAGGGCTTTCTTTAGGACCATTTGTCTTCTTGTGCTTGCCGTTACGACGTACACCAAATACAATCTTTTTGTTCTCTGATGATGGTTTCTGCTTTGCCATTATGCTAGTAAGTGATAGAACTCGTTAAAATGTTTTTGACGGTCAATTAAGCCTATAGTACCGCCGTTTACCCTCTTAGTTACAGCTGTAACATTGTCCATTCCAGCTCCCCTGTCGCAAATAGCCCATAAGCCATTCTTCTTGAAAAAGAACGCTGCGGAGGCTAGTGCATACTTTGTGGCTACCAAATCAGGATTAGCTAAGATATCTTCAGGTACTGTAGCGTCGAATGCTTTGTAGTTCTCCTTGCCAGTCAATTGGATGTAACCGCGACCGCGATACTTCCAGCCTTCTCCTGACGCTTCGTTGCCATTGCCCATACGAGATGCGTAAACACGGTTAGCAATCTTCTCTGGCTTACGTTCGTATTGCATTGCAACCGTTACGCTAGGGAAGTACTTACGGAAGATTCCGCACAATCCTTTAGCAGAGTAGTTAAGGTTTTCCTGAGTAGCTTTAAAGCCACCAGACTCGTGCCCACACTGAGCCAAGAAATGGGCTAAACGTAATGGGGTTGTAATGCCAAAGCGAGCTGCCGTATCTGGGATAGCATCAATAACAGCTTGAGGAACGTGTCCTTTAAGTGCGTCTAGTTTAAATCCTTGCCCTACAGGTTGTCTGCTAAAATCCTGCAAAGGAGGTATAGATGTAACAGTGTGCGCACTAGGAGGTACTACTACTGGAGCAAACATCTTCGCCCACGTCGCATCTCCTACAATACCATCAGGTGTTAAACCGTGTGCTGACTGCCAACCTTTTACAGCTGCCTCTGTCTTAGGACCAAACTTGCCAATAACGTCTACGCCAAGCTTTTCTTGTAGCTTTTTAACTTCTTCGCCTGACGAACCTAGTCTTAATAGCATATTACTTCTTTTTCTTTGTGTAGTACTTCTTCTTTGGCTTAGTGCCTACAATCTTTTCTGCAATCTCGATAGCCGCCTTCTCGAACTCTTCGTTATCGACTGCCGCTTCCTTAATTTCTTCTACAATCTTTTGGATTGCTTTCTTCTTCGCAGGGAAAAAGAACAATTTAATCTTTTGTAATAAGTTCATCTTATTTCAGTTTATAGTAGTAACCAACGCCGTACATAACTTTACCGTCTAAATCAACGGACGCTTTAACGTTATACAACTGGTCCTTCTTAGTTTTTAGTATAATGCCCGCTTCAGCACCTCTTATTCCAAGAGCATTGTTAACGTTGACGCCACCTCCAACAAATAAGTTACGCGTAGGTGGTGCGTAGTTAGTGATAGTTTTAGTCTCTTTAACAACTGGAATGTCGAAATTATCACGCGTTCTTCTGTATGCTATTTTGTTTTCTTTTACTGAGTCTAGTAATGCAATGTATCCGAATGTTCCCACACGAATAGTATCGTGGTAGACCATCTTGTTTAGATAGAGTTGCAATAACGCCATATACTGACGCTTCAGGTTCTCGTAGTTTGTGTCAGGCAACATCTCTGGTTTAGATGCAATAGGAACCTCAACCTCGTAAGGAACAGGAACCTTCTTAACTCTAATAGAGTCGTGGATTTGCCAAGCTGTATCGTGTACAACTAGTGTGTCGTTAGGACGAGCCTCTCCTGCTTCCATATGCTTTGTGTAAGCATAGAAGATAGCAATCATACAACACACGAAAAGGGCTACATTAACCTTCATCTTCTGGTAGAGGGTCTAAGCCCCCAGGTAAGTTCTTTTCGCGCTCAGCATCAGTCTTGCGGTTTTGTACCTTCTCGTAAGAAGAGATACCAAAACAACCTGCTGTTAATGCAGCGAATACTTCTAAGATGATTGGTTCGATAACGAACTGCTGTCCAACGTAACCAGTTACGATGTCTACGATACCGTAGATAAAAAGGACTGCAAAAGATAAGAATCCTAGAACGGATTTTTCGTTGATGTCGTTGTCGTCAGAGAACAACTGCTTGATGAATGACATAATTTTTAGTGGTTAGTATATAAATGCTTGCTGTGTTACAAGTAGTACTTGTCGTCTTCGTCTGGTCTTACTGCCACTACTTGACGCATATCTACCTGAAGTGGTAGTTTAGAAGGAGGGTTGGGTACTTTGTATCCTGTTTTGTAGACTTGGCGCTCTAGGTTATCTATCCTTGTCTTGTCTACGTTTGATTGCACAATTAACTGCTTAATGTCCGCTTTCATCTCATTGACGTCGTGCCAAATCATTAGTGACATAATACTTATCGCCGTCGGGAACAAGTAAGCCTTTATCTGCTCAATAGGATTATCCATTTCTTTCTAAAATATCTATAACAAAGATAGTAGTCTTTTACACTACCTCAAAACCTTTTTATAGGTAAAGCGCTCTCCATCAGGATTCTTGATAATCCGATAAGATAAAAGGGCGACTGCTACTATGCAAATCGCCCCATATATAATTCCTAGTGTAACTAAGTTCATTACTCTTTAATCAACTTAAACAGAATACGATAGCACTCTGTAGTCTTAATTTTGTCTAAATCATCGAATGAGATAACAGGATTGTATTCGAATTCTTTTTCTTCTTCGTACAATGCGTTCATCTCTTTGAAGAAATCTTCTCCCTTGTCACCTAGCATAATCTGACCTTTCTCGTCAGGCTCAATGCCCAAGTCTTTTACAAGCTTATCGCGCAAGTCTTCTACTGTTTTCTTTTCAGCTGCTAACTTGTCAGCAAGCTTCGTTAACCAGTACTTCTTTTTTAAATCTAAGTTCTCGCTTAAGAAGCCTTTGAATAAGACCTTGCCAGACTCTTGGTCAAGACGACCGTTTAATTCAACCTCTAAGGTTAACGCGTCGTTAATAGATAATTTGATGTTCTCCATTTTTAATTCTATGTTTGGTTATTTTTGACAAATATAAGAAATAATTAGCAGTCTACGATATTGTCCTCTCCGAACAAGTCTACTAGCTTAGCCTTCAGATGTGAGTATCCAAATGCAAAGATATCTACACCTTCTGCTGAAGATAAATCAGGTACAGACTTAGTGATAGTCTCTACGCGGTCAGGTAATGGATTACCTTCAGCGTCTACGCCAGGAGTTGGGTAGCTAACGGTTTCAGATACCTGCTTCTGTAATTGAACGTAGATGTTGTCGCCAATCTGCTGATTACGCGCTTGTCCTACCATCATACCTGGCATAGCGTTAGAAGCTGGTGTTGCGTCTTCTTCTGATTGGTAGATTTCTACTTGAAATGATGCTGAGCCAAACTTGCTCAACTGATAGTTTGCAATGCGTACGTAAGCTTCAGATGTGATGCCTTTGTCTGTCCCGATTTGGGTTGTGATTTTTAATGCCATTATTATTTTTGTTTAAACTGTTTCTATGTTTTCTGCGCCGTATAACGACACTAACTTTTCTTTTAGCTTCTCGTATCCTACTTCAAAGATAGTCTTGTTTTCGAATACAGACAAATCAGATACTTTTTTGTAAAATATCTCCTCCATCTCAGTGTCTACTCCATCCACTTGTTTAGTAATAGTTTTAGTGTACTGGATGCGATTAGTCATCTTGACATCAAGCGATATGCCGATTTCTTTTGACTGCAATTTATTAGGATGAATAACAGGGATGTACGCTGTATCGTATTCTGTCGATGCCTTATCTTTAAATACATCAATAATGAATACGATATTCCCATTCTTGTTTACATCATACCCGCCTATACGAACATAGGCGCCTGTAATAATGCCGTCATTTGTGCCAATAGGCGTATTAATTTGAAATGCCATTATTGCTATTTATTAATTGTTGTACTAATAATTCTAATTGCTCAATTCTTGTAGCTTGACTTATAATCATATCGTTTTGCTCTTTTGTTGCCTCTGTTAATACGGAAACTATCTGACCATAATTAACATTATACTCGTCTATTTCCTCCGCATAATTAACTACTTCTGGTAATACTGCCTGAAGTTCTTGTGCTATAAATCCTACTCGTTTTACCTTTGCATTATCTTTAATATAATTAAAATATACGCCTCGCATTTGCAACACCTTATCTAATGCGCTGGTAATGTTACTAATATTTTCTTTTGCTCTTCTATCAGACCAAGTTGTAAATCCATACTCTGCTGATATCTGCTTTACTACCCTTAATCCATCGCCAGACCAGGTATTATCTGTCCCAATACCCGCGCAATGATTACCCCTGTTAAAGAAAAATGTCCACCCAGAGCCATTTTCCATATAAAAACCGTGGTCTCCAGATGAGTTCATCATTAAATTCAAATTGTAGTTATTCAAATTTAAAAATCCAGACCATCCGTTTCTGTTGTAGCCAAATGTTTCCCAGTTGCCATATGAGCCAGTCAAAGCTCTTCTTATATGTCCACCGTAATCTTGGCTATACAATCCGCAATCTCCTTGTGCTCTAAACCAGTTAGAAGCATAAACTGCTCCAAAAGATGGGTTAGTTTTATCGAACCCTGAAAGAGAACCAGCCGAATTTGCGTACCTAACACCTAAATCAGATGGCTCAATCCAACCTGAACCTGAGTATGCTCCGTTATTATAAACGTAACGTGAGTAATCAACATAATTACGACCTTCACCACGAGAGATTGCAACACGTGAACCTGCATCGTATAATGCACCTGCATATAATCCTTTATTTCCATTTACCCCTTGACCAATCCGTACATCGCCTCCATCATAATAGTTTATTTCTAATGGGTCTGAACCTCTACCATTAATAGTATCTGCATAAACGTTTCTACCTAAAAACCCATATGATTGGTCTCCAGCCCATTTTAAATCATTATAGACTATCGCATTCATCCTAGAGGTACTTGCAAAATCTGCATAGTATCCTGTATCATTAGAATCATAAAATATTGGAGCTCTAACACTGCCTTCAAACTGTGAATATGAACGTGTTATTCTTGCTACAATATCATAGTTTCCAGTTGCAGCAGTTTGAAAGAACCAGCCAGTATCATCATTTGCTTCAGCATATTCAACTAATGAAGTTCTATGATAACCAGTGTAAGTAGGGGATGATGTATTTCCAGTTACCCGACCCCTAACCATTATAAAGTGGTTATTATTATCGTATCCTTTATACTGAGTATATCCAGTAGATGAATAGTTGCTAGCTATAAAATAGCTTCCTCTTACAGTCCCCGCTACATTCAGGGATGTTCCAGTACTATTGGGGTCTAGGTAATACGATGTATCATTGCTATCGTAGAATATTGGTGCTCTTAACGAACTATCACTAATCCAGTTTCCGCTATTATCGCAATAAGCACCCCAAGAAGCCGATGTATTTAAAAATCCAATACGCCCACTATTGCAGTGAATTCTTCTTGTAGATTCGTCTGAATCTGTCATATAGATATTACTTGATGTAGATGTACCTACATAAAGACTATCTCCTAAAACAGTTGTATTATTTGCAAGGGTGCTGTCAACCTCTTCCATTTTGAATCCTGTAATCTCAGCATTACCAGAATTATTATAATTCATTAATACCCCAAGCTGAGCATATCTTGCATATGAGTACCAAGTATACCCAGCACCCGAACCACTAGGACCTATTGTCATAGTAAACTCCTGCCAAGCAGTTGAAGATGTATTAACAATCGCAAAATAAGGCTGACCCCATCCTCCATTGTCTGGCTGAGACAGGTCCCATCCAGCCTGCGTAAATGACAAATACACTAATGGGCTGCCAGAAATAGTTCTGTACCATACAGATACCTTGTAAGTCTTAGTCCTATCAATAGCTACCCACCCTGATTGCCTTTGATTGGTAGAACTATTATTATTACCACGCATTGTATAGCTACCAATAGGGGAGTCTGATACTTGAGTGTAATTTAAGTTTGACCAAGTATATCCTCCATCATTTAGCTGCCAGTTTCTTGTAAGATATTTGCCATCAGGAGTAAATCTTCCAAAAAAATTGGCTTCATATGTTGAATTAGTAGATAATCCACTACCAACTTGTAGGTTATTCCCCAATACAACATTTCCTCCGCCGCTGTATATTAATGGCGTTACTATATATGAAGATGCCCTAAGTATAGCGTGAGTAACATCATTACCTGTACCTAAATTTTGATTAATAGTGTATGCAGAGATATTTGATGCAGTACCAGCTGTACTTGCATAACTCACCGACTGCGAACTAATATTTCCAGCGTGAATAACTACATTTCCTTTATAAGAAAAATCATTCATTCCAACTTTAAGGGTAACAGTTGTCCATCCGTAATCAACCACTTCAAAAAATGAGGCATTTGAACTGCCGCCAAGTTGCACAGTCATTGTTCCTGCATTTCTATCTGAAGCCCTTCCTATCCAAGCTTCTCCGCTGTTGGAAACTGAGTTGGGAAATCTACCCATTCTAATATAGCTAGTTCCAGAAGTACCCATAAATAAAGAGCCAACAGCTTGAATATCGCCATCATTTCTAATTCTTAAATACTCAGTAAATGTAGTAGACGTACTCTTACCAAAAGTAATTCCTCCTGAAGCGGCTCCTTGCGCACCTGAATGAATTCTTAATTCACTGCTTTGTACTTGTATTCCATATCTGTCTTCTCCGCTAAAGTAAAAATCTATTTTATTGCCAACCGTATTTGTAAATCCTATTATTCCCGTCATCGTACCTCCCGCCAACGGCAACTTAGTATTATCTGTTGCCGCAACCCCCGCTACCGTAATAACATTCCCAGAAGAATCAAACGCAAGGTATCCTGCGGCGGTGCCAGAGAATGATGTTGCGGAGGTGTAGTTATTAAACTTAAATTGCCCGCTAGCGTATCCTCCGAAGATTTCATTTATCTGACCTCCTCCATTTGCTGTGTGTAATGTAATCTTAGTTCTTGTATCTGAACCATCTATACCAAAGCGTATTTCAGCCTTGTTATTACCATTACCAGAAGCGTATTCAGTTCCAATGTACCTGTATTGACCAGGTACGTTTTGCTGAGTATATAATTTAATGCTACCAGTAGATATTGTTACGTCTCCAGCAGTACTTAATGCGCCAGAAAAAATAGCAGGTCCTCCACCTGTAAAAGTAAACTTATTTGAGCTGCCAAAGTTCATCTCTAAAGCCCCAGCATCCATTACCATATAGTCAGATGTGCCACTCCAGAATAAACCAAAATAGCCCCTTGCTGTACCTGCGCTATTAAAGAATCTTAAGTAGCTTGAACCTGTAGAAGTCCCCGCTTGCATTCTTAATGCTAGAGTATCAAAGTTGCCAATAGTTACAGTATTTGTAAATCTTGCTGTCCCATTAACATCAAGCATATAACTCGTTGCCGCATAACTCGCATAACCTATGCTTAGGCTATTGCCAAAGTAAGATGTATCGTTTGTGTGGAGCAACACCTTAAGGGCGCCTGCTGCGTTGTAATAGTACGCTAAAGCAGTACCATCAACTCCGACATAAAATGGATAAGCAGATAGCGAGCCATCAGATTTCTCGACACGGAATTGCCCTCCTGTAGGATTAGAACGCATTGATACAATGTTGTTTCCGACAAGAGTTCCTCCGTTAATTGATAAGGTAGAAGCGTTGATTACTGAGCTAAATGTCTTTACGCCTGTAATCGTTTCTGCGCCTGCAATATGAACTACACCTGAATCGTTAGCAGGCGTATATCCTAATATTGCAGCAATAGTCTTATTCTTCCAAAGATTGGTTGCGGACTCGTATGTTAGTATCTCATTATTCGCCTTAGATGTAATCAAGACATCGTGAATCTCATCTAACTCAAATCCATTCTGGATAGATACAAAGATAACTCCAACAGTTGCGTGTTGACGAATACAACGACCAACAACCACTCCGTGAGCAGGTTGTGTAGGACGAGTTGTTGTCATCTCACCAGCAGTCTCAGAAAGCCAAATCATTGAACCTTCTGTTAATAGCGAGGTGTCAATATTCCTAACGTATCCAAATGTTGTACAGAAAGCCTTGTCGCCACCTGTCGCGGATTCCGTCATTACGCCAAATGTCTTTGATGATGTACTTTCAGCCGTAGCTGCAGCGTATCTTACAAGAACATTGGAGCCATCAGAGCCCGCCTGATAAACAACCTTACCATTAGTAAGCCCTGTGTTATCAGCGTGCTTTACTAGAACAGGAAGCTCTTGACCGATTTGCTGAGTCACATTCCCTCCCTTCATCTGAAACTCTAAGGTTCCATCGGTATCATTCCAAACAATCTTTCCAGGAGCCCCCGCAGGCGCAGCTACGGTCGTGTCTACTTTAAAGTAATTGCTTGTAATCCCAGCTTTAGCCAGTATTTCTGTTAAGAATCTCATTCAGTATATTATTTTTTAATAACTACTCTGTAAGCGTTAGAAGCTGGAGCTACTGCAAATGATACAGTAACTACAGAAGTTGAAGTAAGTACTACGTCAGCAAATACTTCTTCGTAGGTTGAATTATCATAAATAGCAACTACAACATCTCTTGTGCCAAGTGCGTGTGTTAAGGCAAATGAAGTTGCTGTGCCGTCTCCTACGTTAGCAGCATAACCACCTGTGCGATTATCTAGTAACGTTTTTAATTTTAATGGAGTAACGATTGTTGCGTCGTCTGTACCTGTATTAACTTCAGTTTGTGTTGCAATTTCTGCAATACCTGAACGAGTTTCAGTAGCTGTGCGACCTGCTAAAGTAGCTGGTGTTACTGCATCTGTGGCGTTTGTTCCTGTGTTAACTTCAGTTTGTGTAGCTAACGTTACTAAACCTAAGATAGATTCAGTAGCTTGGTCACGGTTAACTTCTAACTGAATCCAATCTGAAGCTACAGTTACAGACGCATTATCTACTCTTGCAATAATGACATCCCCAATGTTAAACGCTACTCCACCTACCGTTCCGCCAAAACTAACATACCAATAATCTCCCTTTTTTGTTCCTGCTACAGGAGAAGAGCCAGTAGGAAAAACACCTATTGAAGCATCCCATCCTCCTTCTAAGTTCCCTAAACCACCTGTTGCAGCGTCAACATAAGCCTTGACAGCAGCCGCAGAAGGGATATTTGAGTTAGCAGCACCTGTTAGGTTAGTGTCTGTAATAATATCAACCTCAGCAACGTTACCTGTTGAACCAGATACGTTACCTAAGACTTTACCGCTTGCAATTGTTTGAATCTTAGCAAACGTTACTTGATTCCCACCTATCTTAACAGTAGTAACCGCACCATTATCTAGCTTTGCAGTTGTGATACCAAGGTCTTTAACTTGAATGGCATCAGCTGAAATCTCAATCGTAGCGTTGTCCACATTGATGTCTAAGGTAACAGAGCCTGTAGTTCCGCCTCCGCCTAGACCAGCTCCCGCTACAACAGCAGAAATGTCACCAGAAGCGTCAACCCACGCAGTTCCATTATAGAAATATAAGTGCGCATCAGTTGTATTGAAATACACTTGTCCTGCTACAGGAGAAGATGGAGCTGATGATAGATTCTGAATCGCGACGTTTAATATCTGATTCTTTGTTAAATCTAAACTGGTTAAAAACTTCTTTGCCATTGCTTATGTTAATTTAAAAATGCCTTGCCGCTAAATGCTGCGGAGAATGTTATTACTACTTGACTTGTACTTGTATAGTTAACCTCCCCTATAACTTCATCATTTGCAGAATCAACTATGCTAACGGAAGGATATTTACCTAAATCGTGATTAATTGTCCAGACAGCTGCTGGAGTGGATTGTGTAAACACATACCCTAATTTTGCTGTAAAAGTAAGTTTATTATTGCTTACTGCAATGGCTAAACCTGAGTTTGCTGATTCAACAAGCAATGTTTCACCAGTAAGTATCCCATCGCTATTTACTCCATCAGATACAACAAATGCAGTATTGTTTGCAACAGATAACGCAAACGGTAACATTTGTGTAGCCTTATATGTATAAGGATTTGTAGGAGGCAATAACCCTAGTAATTGGTCTAGGATAGGCTTACATCCATCAAGAGTATTTGTATCATAGCGAGCTATCAAATGAGAGTATAAACCCAATACTAAATCATACTCCTCATTACGTCTTTCGTACTCGTCAGGATTAGTCGTTTTGTACGCCTCAATTTGGTCCTTGTAAGTATTCATTAAGGCAACCAACTCTTCTTGAGTAGGTGCTTCTCTAATGTCATATGTCTCTTCTAATAAGTCAACATAACTTACCGTTAACCAAGACTTAGAAGAGTGCGTATAAGCCACGGAAATATCTGATTTGACTAGATATATACCCTCGTAGTATTTCGAGCTGTGAGAGGGCGTTAAAACGTCTCCTACGCTTTGCTTCTTTAACGCTCCAACCTCGCTTCCAGCGGGAGTGTAAGTATAGAAGTCTCTAGTTAATACACCTGTAAAGCTTCCAGATGTTTCGTAAGGCGTTGAATCGCGAAATTTGATATCTGGTAAAACTACATCAGACTCGTTTAAGATACTCTTTGTGGGCTTGGTCCAATTGAAGTCGAAGGTACGCTCTAGCGTGTATTCTGTGGCAGCAGCGTCTAATGCAACAAAGTTTACCACATAATTGCCCGTCATTATACCATCGTTGATGATGGTAAGTAATGCAATATCAACTGAGCCTCCTGGCGCTGATATGTCGGGGGAGACAAAGTCTGTGTGTATTATCTGCGACCCATCAGGATAAGTTACCGAGAAATTACCCTTTGCCAAAGTAAATCCTGTAGAAGTATCCGTCAGGCGCAACACCCTTGTAGATGTCTTCTCGTTTACAATAAATTGGGCATTAAAATTTGCAGGCATACCAGCTTAGGATAATTTGTTCAAATATACGATATTTTATATTGCTTTAAAAAAAGAAAAGCGTTACAATATGTAACGCCTTCTTATTAACCCAACCAAACAAATCAATCCTGTAGTCGGATTTAGCCTAGGCGGCTCTTGATGGCTTCTAGCTCATCTGGATTTGTTTCTAATAAATGGTCGGCTAATTCCTTGAAGTAGTTCTTGTCCTTACCTTTTGTGTAAGTAAAGATTACTTTCCCTGTTTCAACCCATTTAAAGCACGATGCGTTCACATCATTCTTGATAATGTTCTTCTTTACAGCATCTTTTAATGCACTCTCGTTAGCTAAAGATGCGCGCTCAACTACCTCTAAGAACTCTTCAGGATAGTCTCCTGCGTAGTCTTCAAGTTCATTGCGTAGCTCGTCATTAGATTCTGCGTCAATTCCGAGTGCTAACGCAACCTCTTTTGCTTTCTTGTCATCTAAATCTAATGCTAAGTTAACTGCTTTTACGATTAACTTACGCAAGTTTCTTTCAGTCTTAGCTTCTTTCTGTGCGTCAATACGAGAGAATAATACCTCGATTTCTGGGTCATCCTTGATTCTGTCTGGATTCGACTCGTTATAGTTACATAACTCTAAGAACTGATAAATCTTCTGGTGAACGGGGTTGTTTCCGTTAAGGAACAAGTATCCCATATTAGCAGCTGTAAATACAATGCTAATAAACGATGGGTTACCATCAATGTCTGTTCTTTCGATTGCAGCAATAGTAACGAATTCGTTTGTGCCTTTATCTAAGATAGTGTCAATTGGTCTAATCTGTAATGCAGATGGCATTAAGAACTTTCCTGGATTATCAGGGTCAGGACGCACGTTAAGTACGCGGTAAATAGCTCTTTCATTTGGAGCTAGTTTACGAATCATCTTGTCTGATAGATTATTAAAATCTGATGCTTTCATTTTTATTTTGTTTGGTTACGCAAATGTATCAATTATTCTTATAACAAAAAAGAGGAGGATTGCTCCCCCTCTCTTTGTCAATCAATCAAACACTATACTGAATATTTCAAGAAGTGCTCATTTCCAACTGTCTCAAGTCCTTCGATTGAGCTATACACGATATCAAGTGTATCTGTGTCAGAAGTTGGAGTTGGCGCTAAGCCACCTAACATTTTCTCGCGGAAACGAGAGTTAACGCCATCTGGCATTTCTAAGTAGCGCATCATCATACGGTCTACTTGTCCACCACCTTGCTCAACCTTAATCTTTCCAGCAGGAACTAAGTAAGCCTCCTTAGAGAATACTGTAGCACCACCAACTGAAGTTACTTGTGGGTGAGACAATGCATTTAAACGCTTCTTGTGGAATGTACGTCCGAATGCAGAGATAGAGTTAACGCCTAATGCGATAGCTACATCTTTCTTGTTACCAAATGAAGCGTAGTTGATAGCTCCGTTAACGAATTGAGTAGCAGCTGTGATAGTTGTATCAAAAGCGTTATCGAAATCAGCACCAGCCCATAACAAGTACTCTGAAGGGCAACGGTTAGCATCCATCAAACGAGATAATGCAGATAAGTCAGCTAAAGTAACTGTGTTTCCAGTTGCTGTAGAAGATGAAATACCACCAGCGTTAACAATAGTATCGCGTAAACCACGAGTTGTATTGATAGCGTTTCCGTCAGCATCAGTTAAACCTGCAGACTCACGACCGAATAAGATAGCATAAAGGATATCCATACGGTGCTTCAAATATGCATCGTGCTGTTGCTTTAAGAAGTAGTAAGGCTTGCCTTTGAATTCAACCTCAATCTTCGAACCATAAGCGATATCTGTAACAGAAGTCTTAGTTTTGAAGATTTGCAACTTGTTTGAACGCTTGATTAAGTCAGACTTACGCATTTGGTTAGAACCAGTTCCTTCCGCGTATGCGTTAGACATAAACGATAACTTAGCACCAGTTGTAGTTGCAGGAATCGCGTCTCCAGAGTTAACTGGCTTAACAGTGATAACGAAGTCAGTAGCAGAAGAAATTGCTGATACATAACCTACTACGCCTGTAGCGAACAAAATCAACTCACCTACTACTGGCTTAACAGAAGTTGCGCCAACGCAAGTGATGTCAACTGAAGCACCAGCAGCACCCGCAGATGTACCTGGAGTCTTAACTGTAGCAGTTGCATACAAGAAGTTGTTTTGTACTGTGAAGTATTCAGTCTGTGCAGTAGCCTTAGCCTTACCTGTCCAGTCTAATACGTCCAACATAGACGCTTCCTCATCATAGATGTCTAATACGTCCTTTAAAATTTCACGTTGCTCTAACGTGTTTGTGAATGATACAGTCGACAAGAATGTTCTGTCGATGTTACCTGCTCCAATAGCCATTTTTTAAATAATTTAATTGTTAAACACTATTTTTTTGTAATAGTCATTCCCTGCAAGAAAGCAATTGGGTCATCTGATGGTCTCTCAATACTGTTAGACTCAATAACCGTCTTGTTTATCGTTGGTGGAACAACATTCTTTAGTTCAGACTCCATCGCCTTGCGTCCTAAAGACTTTCCGTGTTTAATTAATTCGCTTATAAATTGAGTTGGATTCTGCGCGAATGCAACTGTTTTTGTCCACTTATCCCAATCAACACTTCCGTCTTTTGCAAAGATGGAAAGGAACTTGTTCGAGTCCATAGCGTAGTCAACCACAACATTTGGGTCCTGAATCTGGTAATTAATACCTTCTCCGTTTGCCCCTACTTTAATAACGTTGTCCTTGATAACGGCTGCAACTCCTTCACTAATAATTTTTCTGCTCTGTTCTTGTTGAGCAGCAAGTTCTTCCTGCGAAGGACCTGTTTGAGCTTGTGGTGATTGGACGTTGTTCAAGAATTGCTGTTGCTCTTCTATGAAAGTCTTTCTTAACCTTTGTGCATCTCGCTTTAATAAGGCTTGACCGACTTCTTGGTCTTCTTCATCATACGCATCTAACCCATATTTCTCTAGCTCCTTGTCAAATAACTTCTGCTTTGCTTTTGGACTAAGGTCTGCGTTTTCCGCATCAAATTTAACCTTAAGTACCTCAACGTCAGACATCTCGTTATAGTCGACTTCGGTCGCTCTTAAGAAAGGCTGTAGTGTACCATACGTCTCGTAGTACTGTACAGCTTTCTCAATGAACGGGTCTTTAAACTTATACTGAGCAGGAGCTTCGTCAGCCGTTACGTCTGCTGTGTCATTCGTCTGAATCGTCTCATCCTCCTGAATCACAGTTTCTGCCGCATATCCAGCCTCAGAATCTGCCTCCTCTGTATTTTCTACTGAAGTCTCAACGTTCTGAGACTCATTATCTTCACTAGAATTATCAGCTCCTTGGTCTTCAACGCTATCATCTGCGCTAGAAGTTTCCTCGGAAGTCTCTGATGTTTCCTCTGGTGTTTCAACAATTGGTTCGTCTTTAGACAATAACTCGTCTAGGTTAATTGGCTCTGCCATATTATATTATTGTTTGGTTATGCAAATGTATAAACTATTGCTGCTTATTTGCAACTACTTTTTCGCTCTTCTTAATCTGGGCAATATATTCTCGGCTATCTGCCTCAATCTTAGCCGTATTAATCTTGCCCTCAAGTTTACCTTGCTCAATTATAGCCTCGTTCTGTAACTTCATAGCTAATAATTGTGCATCTCTCTCAGCTTGTCTATCAATTACCTGCAACTTAGCCGCTGTTTCAATCTGAATAGTCTGTTGCTTAGCTGCTTCAGCTGCCTGAGCTGATTGCTGCTGAATCTGACCATTCATCTGTTGCATTTCTAATGCCTTCTTCTGCTTCTCGTCCTCGTTCTGCTTAATCTTATACGCAAGCATTACCTCAGCGTACTTCATATTCTCAAGATTCTCTAACATAATTGCGTCAGCTAAGGTAATCTGCCCTGATTGAATTGCAAGATTAACTCTTTGCGCAAATTTCTCCTTCTCAAACTCTGTTGGCTTCTGGGTGATTACTAAACCACATTCGTGAGCACTTGTGTTAGGGTCTAACTTAAAGAATTGTACAGATGAGCTACCTAGCGCGCGGATATATCCTTCGATAGTGCCATTCTCAGCAGAATCTTGGATACGAAGCGTTAAGCTGTAGCATAATTTCTCTAGTAACTCTCTCTCAGCACGTTTAATGAAGTCTAGGGAGTTGTTAGTTGACTCAGATGCATACTTCGCCACACCATTTAATGTACGTGGGTCAGGTGTTGAACCATCCGTAATTTCATTAAATCCTAAAATGTCGCGAAGTAATTGGATATTGTTAGTAATAATGTTGAAGTATTGAACTGCCTCATTACCAATACCGTTATCAAGCTCCTCGATAGGCTTATAATTACTAGCATTACCCTCCTCAGACAATCTACGGTAAACCAAGTTACCTGTCTGGTTGTATAAGTCAATGATTTCCATTGGCTTAAGAGCCTTGCCTGCCTTACCGATAGGCACCCCCTCAAGTGCGCCAATCTCAATCATAATACCGCGAGGACGCGCGCGTAGCATCACGTTCTGTAGTTTATACCACGCTAACTGAATCTGGTCAGCAATTGCCTTCATTTGGCTACCTAAAGAATAAGTAACCATCTGATAGATGTTGGGTGCCACAACGTGGTAAGATAAAGTCGTATTAGTCAAGTCTGACTTCGCGCGTTTCATATTCGTAGCCAACTCGCAATTAAAGAACACGTCGCTGTCCACAATCCACATTCCTTGATAAACAACCTTGTAGTCTGTCTTAGAGTATTTTTTATCTTTACGATTCCCTTTAATCTTAGCCGCGCGACCTACAACTACGTTACCTTTTGAGTTAACTCTTTCTTCTAAGATTAACTTGTTGACAGAGTAGAACTCTAAGTCAAGTACCGAGATACGGAATCCGTCGTAATTACGTGTTTGATTAAATCCAGTGTTCTTGACTAAAGTAGGATTACCGAGCTTATTCGTGTACTTTTCGGCAATCATCTGATACTGCTCTTCAGAAATCTGGTCGCCAGCTATTTCTTTTAAGTCAGAGATTGTCATCTCTATTACCTCGCCCATATACTGAACATCCTTGAATGATGGATTAGTCGTATAAGACATAACCATATTAGAAGGATTGATGCGACGAAGTTTAATATTTCCTGCGGCGTCAAAGTATTCTTTGTAACCCGCAATGCCAAAGTCGTGAAGGTCTTCAATAACTAACGCGCGCTCTTGCGGAAAGCTATTCATATTTAACACTAAGTCAATAGCTTGCTCCATCTCAATAGCCATTCTATGCTTATATGAGTAGTTCATATACATATCAAGCTCCTTAAGGTTAGCCGCGTCAATATCAGCGTTAGGAATTAACTCAGGGTCAACACCTTGTTTCTCAAATTCTTCTTTAAGGATTAACTTAGCCGCGTTATCTGCGTAGAACTTATTCTTGTCGTCTTGTGCAATAGGGTCAATAGCATCTACAGAAATATTGAAGTCAGACTTCATTAATGTAGCAAGCGCGATACGACGGAACTTAGGGATAATAGGTAAGATGTCCCAGCTTATATTGGACGTTGACTGGTCTTCATTAGCAGTGGACGATGGGTTAACCAACTTCTTATATCTGCTAATAGACTGTTTACCAAGCATATAAAGCTTGATTTCGTGATAGTTTTCGCGACCATTGTATAATTGATTAGGATAATAGGTTCCAAAATCTCTCCAAGCTGCCTTAATGTACTGGGCAATCCACTTCTTATCTTTTTTGTCGTTGTCAACTAAATGACTTGGAAAGTCTGCGTTCTTTGGTACGTCTTGTTCCATCATAGCTTAAAATGGGAATATCTCCCTTATGTCGTAAAAATGTTGTTTCTGCTCTACTTTGCTAGCAAATTTAGACTTGTTAGCCTGTATCAATGTGTAACCAGATGCCATCGCGGCATCAAATTTGGTTGTCTTGTTGATATCAAACTTTAACCAGTCTTGCAATAATCGCATAAAGATAACCTTTTCTACGCTTTCTGTAATGTAGCTTTCGGTAACTTCTGCAATCTGCTGATGAGTTTTAACTGTTGCTGAGATTCCATACTTGTTAGAACCTGGCATCTTGGTTAAAAACTTCTCATATCCTCTGTACTCAAAGTATTTAATTAAGCCAACTTTGTTATCCTCGGACAGTATCTCGCATCCAAAGAAATGACAAAGCTTAATCATATCCTCGTAGAATATCTCTGCCTTCTCAGGTCTGTTAAGGTATTCAACTAAGAACGTCTCACTAAACTCATCCACCGCATCATATCTCCTGTACACATATGCAGCGCCATCTGACCGCTCCTTACTTGTTGTAATGCTATGGTCAAAGGGGTCAACTGCTATCGCGTACTTCTTGTTATTCTTTGGAGCTTTCTTTGTCCCATACTCCTCTACCTGATTAAAGTTAGCGTAGTCGTGGACGTTAAACTTCTTGTGGACCAAAAACTTTCCGTTAGAAGTCTCATTGAAAACAACTCTACTATCGCGTTCCGCTTTTTCCCAAACAAATTCTCCACGCAAATATAAATCTTTTTCAGCAATCCACGATATCGATTCCATCTGTCTGTTCAATGCCATCGCATCATACAAACAGGTGTCTGCTTCGCTAAAGAATGCTTCGCCGATTGTAAAAGGATTCTTTCTAATAAAAGAAGCTAGAGCACGTGGGTCAGTCTCTAAAGCAGCTCTTTCTGCTAGGTAAAACTCCTTAGCCTTTTCCTCGTCAGCTTGACCAAACTTATCATAGAATAAGGTCTTATAGGCAGGCATAAAGTACTGGTATAATCCAGAACGCGTTCTTCCGTTCTTATTCTTCTCAAGTTGATTAGAAGCGTCCCATAACATCTTGAATGATTCTCCTCCATCTTCCATCTCCTCGACAGTTGTGGTGTATAAAGCCTTGCCAATGATGTTCTCTTCTTGTTGGAGACAGAACTGTAAGACTTGATGCCTGTCGTAGACGTCAACGTTCTTTGTCTTACCTGCTTCGTCTCCAAGGTATCTATGAAGCTTCATACCGTCATAGGCAAACTTATCTGCAGACTTAAAGGTAATAGAGGATTCTAGTTCAATCTTCTCAGCAAAGATGTCGTCATTAGCACCACGCTTGTTTGTCTTAAAGAAACGTAGCTCTCCTTTAGGAGTCATACCCTTCTCTGTATCATATATAGGCACAAAGAAGTCAGGCAAGTACTTGAATGGCATAATAACGCCCTTGGCAAATACGTTGTCCTTAGCATCTTCATAAGTCTTTGACTGAATACCTGCGTTCTTGTTCTTGCTTCTAGAGGTCAATTCAAACAAGAAAGCACCCGCTCGCATAGTCTTACCCTGACGACGTTTAGTCACCTCAACCATTCCTAAACAGTTAGGGTCTTGCACACAGTACTCTAGGAAATAAAAGAAGTCTCTATCAGTCACACGAAACGACGGGTAGCCAACGTCAAGCTTCCAGTGTACTAAGTAAAAGTAATGCAAACCCGTTATATAAGTAGCGTGACCGTTGTTATAGAACCAAAAGCCGTTAAGCCTTCTGTCCCATTCTTGGTTACGGTATTCCTGCAACTCAGGATTAAAGTACCCTGTGTTTGTTTTTTGGGTAATAATCTCTTTCTTGCGCTTTGTTTCGTAGTCCTTTGGTGGCTCAGGTCTTTCCCAGTACTGGTAGTCTTTCTTTACCGAACGCGCTAGTATCTCGCGCTTCTCCCATTGGTTAGTAATAATGTTGTACACATACCCATTGGGTGGTATGCTAACCTTAATATTGTTAATCTCGTACTCCCTACCCTTTGCGTGCTTCCTATACATTAGCTATTGTTTCAGGTGTCAAGTTAAGTATTTCTTTCTTCTTCTCTTTGGTATCTCCAAATAACTTGTCCTCGTAGGACTCAATCCTTTTAATGATAGCGTCGCACTCAGCCATTAGCTTAGACTTTATCTCAAGCGCTTGCAGCTTATCCTTATCTGTCTTATATGCTGTGATAGGAGATAACAATTCGCCCTGATACTGCCAAAGAACTTCCTCGTTGGCTGCCAAAATAGACCATACTTTGGACGATTGGTGGCGAAGGTATAGGTTGATATACTTGAGTAGATTTGCGTCCTTTAAATCAAAGATGTCCTCTAGGTCGTGTTTTAGTCCAGCCATCTCTGCAGCCTCCTCCTTACGCTCCTGTATGTTAGATATCTTTAATCGCAGTGGACTCTTCTGGTCGTATATCAGTCCAACGTAAATGATAACTGGAATATCTGAACTGGGTAGGTTGCCAAATACCTGTTTGAGAATTGGATTTTTAGCAAGGTTGTCATCTAAGACAGGAATTGCTAAATCTAAAAACTCTTCTTTATTAAATAATGCCATATCTATTTTGGTTGCGGGCGGCGGCGGGCGGCGCGGTGTCCCAATTCTTTTTTTTTCTTTTGTCTTCTAAGGGAAGCAAGCTTCCTTTTAGTTTCAGTTTTTTGATTGTCTTTACGCTCCGCGGAATAGTATATATTAATCTTATTTATTATATTATATATTATGTGGTAAAATCTTACCAGGGGTATGGTCAAATTCTACCAGGGGGTATGGTAAAATCTTACCAGGGGGGTATGGTATAATTCTACCATAGGGGTACCTAGTGTTTAGAGCATAAAATATCGCTTTGCCGCACGGTATAGTACTCTTTTCCTTCGATGGTGTTCTTAAAGTTTGAGTTCTTATTTAACATAACAAGTGCACCTTGACTAACTTTTAACTCATCTTGACCTACTAATGGTTTCCCAATGTAAGACAGTCGAGCAAACTTAGTTGACGGCTTTTTATTTAGACCAATTACTAGCCCCGAAGCAGATGTTATAGCTTCTACTTTTTGACCACCAACATCAACCGAGTCAAACTCTTCCTCAACCACCTGTTCACAAAGAGTCCAGTTCCCAACAGGTAATATATTGCCACCCCTAACAATACAAAACACCCAATAATAAGGTACTTTATAATAGTTCCCGTAGATACAGTTTGTTTCATCGGATGTAGTTAAGTAATGAAAATATATAAGGTCACCTACTTGCACATTTTTCTCCATCTCTAAGCCGTCTTCAGTATAAACCCTTCCTTCTGGAACAGCTATTACTCGACCATAGATTCTAGCGTAGTGTGTAGGATTGAATTCTGGGTCTATGTGGAGCTTTAAATTACCGTATTGGACAGTATCATCCAAAGCAGCACCGACTTCAACCACGACCGTATTTGGTGGCGATTTTTTAATATCGTAAGTAAGCATTAAAATGTTTGTTTGGTTTGTAAAGGTAAAGATAGATAGATAGTCACATATATCCAATTTCTATCTCCATATGTTTCCACTGCCAGATTGCTTTAAACGCAGTTTTTAGACCGCGTAGGTGGATTGTTAGGGTTATATATACTATCGGACGGTTCAGCGACATCAACGACAAACGACTTTTTGCAATGGGGTGGGGTCATATTTAGTAATCCAAATTCCAAAAATTAGGTCAATGTATCCTTATGATACAATAACAATTTTCCAATGTATCACTTTGGTACAATACCACTCGGTCGGTGTGTTGCATCCTTCCCCCATACCTATAGTGCGAAAGAAATGTGTCCAAGGTTGCAAGGAGCAAAGGTAAATGTGCATAAAATGTGGCTTAGGATTATCTGAGGGCGCATTTATCCTAGGGGAATTATCCTCCCCCACATCACACCCTAGAAAAACCTCCCATTTTACTAGCATTCAATTTAAGGGGGCAAATCTTTGATTTAAGACATTTTCGTGTTTAAATGTCCATTCTATAAGCCCTATGCGAGATAATTGATTAGACGCGAAATCGGGGTATTTTGGAGGGTATATTATTATTATACATATAGTATATAAAGGGGATTTCTTGGAATAGTACTAAATCGATATATTTTCGTTGTATTATTCTAAGAAAACAGCCCATTCGTCGACACATTTGGGGATTTCGTCTCATCTTTTTGGAGGTAAAGCATTAGATATACTAACTTTGCATCAAGCAAACGGGGAAAAAGTTCTCCAACGGCTTCCACCCCGACACATACGGGGGGTAACAGGTGTGCCTACTCGAAAGAGTCCACCTTAGTGGCTAACCCCCACTCGGAAAGGCGAAAGGTTACCCACGAGGATGGTGGATTCCTGAGTATAAAGGTTTGAAGTTTCAGAAGAACGGGTTACTAAATAAACCTATCGCCGAACACACGGCGTCAACAAAGTCCCACACATACAAGGGTTATGTATACGATTAGACAATGGCTTGCATATTTATATGAGTGGTTCGATTCCGCTACTAATCGCTAACTTAAAAACACACTATTATGAAATTTGTATCAAACTATCTTGTAGGCGGAATTGTTCACGCAAAAACAAAATGCGACGCGCTTGTAACTATTGCAAAACTATATGATTACCCTGATTATAAGATTTATTGGGAAGGGAATACGCCTTATATGCTACCATTTGCTCAATCTCGTAGAGTATTTAAGGTATATGCATCACATTCTAAAATGGGAAAGGCTTTAAATGCTGAACGCAAAAGATATGGAGTGTAACTGACGAGTCCTAATGGACGAAACGCCTACGGGCGTCTTACACATACCCTTTCCGTGTAGGTTAACGGACTAGCACACACAATGAGAATGTTATTTAATCAAGCAATCGAAATCACAAAAGAACAAGCTATTAACCACTCAAGAAATGAGTACAATCCAAGAGAATGGAAGTGTATAGTAGAAAGATTTAGTGAGAGATTTGAAGACGCAATCTTTTACGACCTTGGCTTAGGGAGGTACAATCAAGATGAAGTTGGCGTAGTGTATGTTACTAACGGAGTTCGCTACTTTAAAACACTTCAGTATTCGTCTTGCCTAAGCGCATACGATGGCATAGGACAAATAAATTTATATGAGGATGGAATTAGCTTTACAAAGTTTATTGATGACAACGGGAACGAGGGCTACCTTTCTGCTAGAAACCCCGTAACGGCTAACTTCTTACGAGTTATGACTTTAAGAACAAAAGACTTTATTGTAGCATCTGCAAGCATTTAAACCTATGAAATCCTTAATCGCATTCTTCTTCGCGCTCGCTATCTATATGGTAGGGAGTGCTTTAATTCAAATCATTCAAATCTTATCTTAATTCTATTCTTATGAAACCATTTATCATCGTCATCGTTAGTACATTCCTAGGTCTTTACGCTATCTGCGCATTCGTTTCTTGGGACATATCAGTAATGGCACACGCTACCGAGAATGGACGTGTAGCCTACATTATCGGAGGGTTTTTCCTTAGCGGTATTTTTTCTTGTATGGTAGCATCTTTTCAGTCAGAACAATAATGAAGACCTTTAACAAAGTAATCGTTTTCTTCCTAGGCGAAGAAGCGAGCCAAGACAAAGGTGAACTAATCACCGCGTTAATCATTGCGACGCTATGCGCGTTCCTTTTACCTTTAATGTAATCTATCACTATCAACTTATCAAATCACACAATGGCAACTCAATCAGAATTAATCGACAATATCAATAACACAATCATCGAAGGACTACAAGCTAAGGGTTTACAATGGTTCAAACCTTTCAAAGATAGCTCTACCAATCAATGGTCTGCTATCAACTCACAAGGTAAGCCTTACCGCGGTATTAATCAGTTCATCCTTTCAGCTAAGGCAATCGAAAAGGGATGGATTAACAAGTGGTTCACCTTCGCGCAAGTATCTAAGCTAGGCGGACGTGTTAACAAGGGCGAGAAGTCTACGGATGTCTACCTTTGGAAAGTAAACTTCGCGGTAGAAATCGCAGGTAAAACCCAATACTTCGCCCGCCTTGAGGACGTTCCAAGTCACCTACAAAAGCAAGCCAAGAAGGCGTTCTTCTTGCAGGTGTTCAAGGTGTTCTCTATCTCACAAAGCGACCTACCAATCGATACCCCATCACAACCTATTGAGGTCACTGAATTAGAGGCAGACGCGCACGCCGAAGCTATCCTTCAATCGTGGTGCAAAGAGGTAACGCTTAAGCATAGCGGACAAGGTCGGGCTTACTACTCTCCTAGCGGTGACTACATTCATATGCCCGCTAAGACTACTGAGCAATGGAAATCAAACGGAGACTACTACAAGGTATTCTTTCACGAAGCTATCCACTCCACGGGTCACGCGTCACGCCTTAATCGCCTAGACAAAACAGCAAACTTTGGCTCTGATGAGTATAGTAAGGAGGAATTGGTCGCTGAGTTAGGCGCGCTGTATTTAGAGGCTATCACGGGCATACAAACAATCGTAGACGACGTCAAAAACTCGCAAGCATATATCAACGGATGGATTAGCAAATTGAAGTCTGACCCTAAGTTAATTCTGAGTGCATCTACTAAGGCACACGAGGCGGTAGAGTTAATCCTATCTAAATAACATCTTGACCTTGCGGTGTATAGGTAACCGCAATAATACTATGAACGTAAGACAAATTCTAGAAACCAACAACGAGTTGCAGATGCGTTATATCTATGAGATTAACAAGTTTTGCAAGGAACGTATGTACTCAGAATCAGGCGACAAAGAAGCGCCCAAGATTCGCCAAATTATGGACATCTTCTTTTGGGTTGGTAAGATATCCGAGAAGCAAATGGATTGGGTAGTACGCTACGCCACCAAGAATCAAATCCGCGTGGTAACATCAGATTCCACTATCAGCAATTTAGACCAAGCATAAAATGAGAGCAAGCGAATTATTAAACTACTTATTAGAATTAGATAAGACCAATGACTTGTCTAAGGTCGAGGTGTACTATCGCACTGATAGAGACACAAACGAAGAGCGCGTATTTCACGTCGAAGAGGACTTATACGACGAAGACAATAACTCAGAGTTAATTTCTATAATGTTATTAAATGACCCTAAAGATATATAGCTATGGATGTCAAGATAAACATACTAGAGTTAGCCAGCGAGCTAGCAGATAGAGAGCTACGCGAGAAGTGGGACTTCCGCGATGGGCAAGCGGACGTAGACGATGGGCACGGAGGCGTAATGTACTCCGACACCGCACAAGATATTTTTAACCGATTGTATGACGAATACTATACAATCATAGACCAAATAAAGCAATGAATACTAACGCCCTTATAATTAAATACGACTTGAAGTTCTTCACCTTTTCTCAATTAGCTACTAATTTATATCTAACTGAGGTAGAAGAATACGACATTACAACATTATTCGTAACTATAATTGACTTGTACGAAGACTTCTTGTTATCAGGATTTGATTCGCCTGATGAAACGTATCAAGAATCAATGATGAAATATTTAGCAAACTTAATAGGATAACCTTATGACAAAGCACGAAGCAACCTTAGCCCTTGTACGCACTTACTTAGATGATTTGCGGACAAAATTAGATGACCGCAAATATGTGGACGGAGACTTTAATGAAGAAGACTCTATCATCAACGACATCGAAGTACTTATTAACTCTTTAGACTAAACACAAATGAATCAAGAAGACTTAGCCCACCTAATGTGGCTACTAAACAACAACAAGTAATGGGAAACCAACGAGAGAAAATCATCAACGCGATATTAGATTGTCGCGTTGGTGAGGTGTTACCACAAGAGATGGAACACTTTGCAAAGTTGTACACGGATGACCTTGTCGACGTGTTGATTAATGAATTGTATGCTCTACATAGCGCTCTTGAGGACAACGTTTCTCAGTGCAATGTAGAGACTCAGAAACTACTAGACATCATAGAGAAAAATGGCAACAAAGTTTAATGTATCAGTTAACCCTTTTACACGCAAGGTTTGTATCGGAGCAAAGGTTAACGGAGTCGGTTCAGAAGTTATATTAGAATATGATGAATTTAACTTTTGGCAAGAGTTTGTAATGAATGAGCAGATATTTGAAATACTCTTAGAGTATGACTATGAACTGCAAGTCAGCATATCCGATACATCAGGAAACTATCCCGTAAAACTTAATATAACTTTATTAGATGAATTCTAAAAACACCTACGTCGACCTCTTAGAGGTTGTCATAATCATTTCAGCAGTATGCTTAGCTTATTTTTTAATCGTATTATAAAACCAAACAAAAAAATGAAAAATCAAAAAGAAAAAATCGAATTTAATCAAGACTTGTACACTATGGGCATATATGATGCTTACATCACAGACAATGATGACCACCCTTTTGAGTTAACATCGGTCAAGAACGAGTATGCTATCGGATGGGTTGGAGATGTAGCATCGGGTGCGCACATCAGTAAACTATACCTAGCTAAAAGACCACGCAAGGTGTGGGTTCACATAGTAGAGTCTATAGATGGAGCGTTGTTCCCTAAGTTAACCGAATACCCAGACTACACGCCTTACAAGGGTAGCGTGATTCTTAAAACATATGAAGCAGAAGTCTAATGGGTCGTAGTCATCAGTTAATACACAAGGTAACTTGCGAATGGTGTGGCTACGAGAACAACCCCGAAGAGATTCAAAAGGAGTGGGATAGACGAGACCCTTTTTACTCGATGTCCTACCCTTGTGAGTCTTGTAGTGGCACTCTAAGCGCACGTCTTAGACCTTGTGGATACTTTACCTTACGCTACGATGGAAAGTCCCGTAGAAAGAGATTAATCGAGGCGGGTTCTAAAAGACTACGCCTCCCTATACCAAAAGAATATGAGAAGAATAGCTAATGAATTAGTAATTGTTGCGGTAGGCGCGATATGTATTATAGGCGTGGCAATGACATTGTATTTATCACGAGCAACAAGTAGGTATACAATCAAGACTGAGTTTAGTACCTATTGCGTAGACAACTTTAGAATCTACGGCAAGGGTATCACATTTAACACCGCCGATGGTCGCGCGGTAATTGCACAAGGAAATTTTGAAATCATTTTAAATAAGAAATAAAATGGAAAACGAATTTGTAAGCTACGAGCAAGCAGTAGCATTGAAAGAATTAGGGTTTGATGAAAGATGTTTGGGATGGTATTCTTCATTTGATAAATTATTAGAAATAGGTAATGTACGTCATAGCTTTTATACACTTGCTCCAATAAAACAACAAGCATTTAGATGGTTTAGGGAGAAAGGATATTCATTCAATATTATGGCAGATAATGCTATTTTAAATAGTAATTATTTCTACGATATATGGTATAATACTAAGTTTATGATTGAAACAGACTATGATTATTCTACCTACGAAGAAGCAGAAAATGCTTGTATTGATAAGTTAATCGAATTAAGTAAACAATTAAATAATGCCTGAATTTACAACAGAGGTAGAAATATCCGAATGGGAGTTTGTACGGGAGTGTACAGACTCTGAGGTTTCAAGACTAATCAAAGAGATTCAAGAACAAGAAGAAGAAATTTGGGAGGAGGAAGTAAACAAGTGGCTTATAGAGTTTAATCCACCTCAAACAAGTTCGCTTGCCACTACGGAATTCTTTGAAGCATTGCAAAAGATTAGTAAGAATCATTTAAGGTTATCATTAGAACAAGAAGAACAAATTTTAAACATCGCAAAATCATTATAATTATGTCAAGAAAAGTAATTCACACGGTCTTAATTGAGAAGACAGGTTTAAGAAAGAATATCTACGAGGTAAACAATCCATTAGTAGACACAGGGAGGCTAGTACAAGGGCAGAAATACCTTGTTGAGTACCGACTATTGAACAAGGAGAAGTCTAATTTCATGCTATACCTTGAGGCAACCGAAGACTTTCGCACTTTGATATTCCAGCACCCAACTGAGATGTTTAGAACTATAGGTATTCCGTTAATGAATATAAACTTTCTAACAGAAGTTGATTAATTAAAACTAATGTTGTACATTTGAATCGTACAATCGGATGAGGTGAAGTTGCGGTCAGCTCATTCGGTATTCAAGGCAACTTGAAACCGCCCCCTCTCCTGCGCAACAAGGTTTGGGGGCTATTTTTTTTGTACTATGGAAAAAGAATTTGTAACATACGAGCAAGCATTAGCCTTAAAGGAATTAGGTTTTGATGATGAATGCTGTGGATATTATTCTGATAATATTCTTTATATCTATGAAATTGAAAATAAAAATCTTT